TTACGCACGAGATTTCAGGGGAAGGGCAGAGGCTATTGCCTCAGATGCTGCAGCTTGGGATTTTTCAAAAGTATGGGCATATATGTTCATTGTGGTAGATACTTGAGAGTGACCTAAAGATACGGAAACAGTCTTTACATCGATACCGCTAGTTATAAGTAGAGAAGCGTTTAAGTGCCGAAGACCGTGTAAAGCTGATTTCGTGCAGCGGAGCCCTGCGCGCTCACAAATTTTTCTCATCCAGTTATAAGATGAATTAGGGTTTATCGGCCTGCCGTTCCAAGCGACAAAAAGACGGTCCGAATTCTCCCACTGATCTCCAACTTTTAGTCGCTCTGCACTCTGCTCTAAACGATGCTTGCGAAGAACTTCAATTACTTCATCGGGCATTTTTAGGCTTCGCTGCGATTTCTTTGTTTTTGTTGTGTCAGTAAACGTTCCCTTGCTTTTGGTGTACTCTGAGGTTCTGCGAATGCTGATAACACCTGTTTCAAAGTCAATGTCTTTCCATTCGAGCCCACACAACTCACCGCGCCGAAACCCTCCATAAATAGCCAACACGAAGAACGCTTGGTAATGGTGGGGTTCTTTCGCTAGAATATCCAGAAAGAGCTGTGCTTCTTCCGGCGTATAGCAGTCTATTTCCTCTTTTTCTCCGGGTTTAATGTGAATAGCATTGCAGGGATTTGTTTTGGCTACCCGCATCTGAATCGCATAATTAAAAACAGAAGAAACGAATGAAAGATAGTCTTTTGCTGTTTTAGGCATCATCGGCTTGTGCTCTTTATTCCCGTCGAGTAGCAAGCGAACCAACCTTTGTATTTGGGTGGGAGAAATCTTATCCATTTTAAAGGATCCAATTGTTTTGCAGACCCGTTTCCCCATACGACGATACTCAACGACTGTTCGGATGCGAAGGTTCTGAGCGGCGTAATCTTCCAAATACTGTTCTACGAATTCTTCGAATTTTACGCTTCGTTGCTGAATGGTGCCTTGCTTGCATTCTTCATCAAATAATACAGCTTGTCGATTCAGCTCCTTTTCGATTTGCCGTTCCGTCATTCCGGGGTCTGGTGTCCATGTCATGCGCTGCCGCTCCTGGTTCCCTCTGACGGTGTAGCCACAAGAGGATGTGATTCGGTAGCTTTTTCCACGTTTTTCAATGGTTGCCATAATGTAACCTCCTAAAACCGGGTATAAAAATACCCGGCCTATTGATTTTTGGCCGGGAGGTTGGTACAATATATTTGCGTTATATGTATCGGCCCCGGCCGATCTGCCGCTCTATCCTGGTGCAAACAGGGTAGGGCGGTTTTTTTTTATGCCATTTTTCGTTGTCGTACAGAAAAATAATAATCTAGTGCTTTTTGAATGAACGGCTCCGGCATATCAAAATATTCTGCTAGCTGCCATCTTTCGGCGTAGCCTTGACTGATAGCTCCGCTCAATTCATTAAAAGGTATGTACCGCTCAATAGCCCAACGGTTTGCTTTATACTCATGTTTCTCAATTAAGTCTAAAGGACTGCTTACTTTATGGGTGCAACCGGTAGCACAGTGACCAAGTTCATGAGCGAGGATACGTTTCATTTCTGGAATAGTTTGTACCCGAAAAGGGTCTAAGAAGATTGCATATCGATTATTTAATTCGATTGTAACGCTGGTTTCTTTTCCTACATCATAAGTGTATAGAGCAACCTGCTGCGCCCACATATCGTCATACAAGGTATTTAATTCTACCACGCAAAAATCTCCATCAATATTATTCGTTATTTTCTTTGTCCTGTTGTTGTTTAAAGAATTTCGCCATCTCGAGAAGCTTCTGTTTGTTCTCTTGTGTCAGTTCTTTGGATTCGTCCAGAAAGGCATATGTGAAATCATCGAAAGTGATTTCTGGCTCGCCCTTTGCTGGGATGAGCTTTTTTATTTTGCTTTTTAATGTTTCTTTTTTATCGAGTTGCGTCCAATACGAACCTGACATGCCCTCTTTTTCTCCATACTTGGCTATCAGAGCATTTCGAACATCTGAACTAAAGCGGTGTTTCTGACTGTGTAAAAAATAGGGAACGTATTCCTCAAATGAGATGTGAGATAAGTCACAATCACTTTCCACGCTACGAGAAAAGTATGCAAATATGCATTTTTCAGCCGCTTTCAGCCGCTCTTCAAAAGGATTGGCAGTATTTTTTTCGTATTCAGAACACTCATATCGAATCTCTCTTTCATCATCATTCCAAAAGCCAAACTTTTCTTTTGCTTTCTTCCATTTTTCATGGTGTTCTAAATGCTTTTCTACATCACTTGGAATTCTTGGGGAATAAAAGTAATTGCATTCTTTACATACTTCAGCTTCTGGCAAAAGGCTATCAACTGAAACACCAAAATAATTGGCTATTTTGGCTAGAGTATCTGCTGTTAATGACTTCTTTCTTCCCTTTTTCAAGTCGGTCAACGAGCCTCTGCTCGCCCCAGACCTTTTACACATTTCAGTGATATTGATGCCTTCCTCTTTGCAAAGTAGGTCAATTTTTTCGTATAAAGACAACACAAATAAACACTCCTATTTGTAATATTTTACAAATTTACGCGTTCGCTTAAAATTGCGTTGACTTTTACGTCTACGTGTAATATCATTAGCACATAAGCAACGCAATCACGTAAATATTTGGTGTGGTAACTATAATATATTACATGATTACGTAATTGTCAACTTATTTTACTAAAGAAAGGAATGTTTTTATGCCCAAAAGGATGTTTACCCCTTTTGGAATCGAAGTCAAGACGAAATTACTTTGCATTGGCAAAAATCAAGAATGGCTGATTTCAAAAGTAAAAGAGAAAACGGGTATGTATGTTGATAGTTCGAATCTTTATAAGATTATGACCGGCCAACTAAGCAGCCCGAAGATTGAATCGGCAATTAAGAAAATTTTACAGAATGAGTAACAGAAAGGAGAACAGTATGAAACTTACTATCGAAATTGAAGATTGTGATCAATTTAGGCTTACTCCCTCTTATGTTTACAGATTGTTATGCAAAGAAATCTGCGCGAAAACAGCGACCAAATATCACATTCCTGAATGGGGATTATTTGATTCCTGTGACCATGCCGCAAGAGGCGCTTATTCTCACATTAAAAACAGAAAAAACAATGTTACACACCTTATCTTGACTCACTCAGACGCTGAAGTTTGTTCAGAATTATTCAGACAATTTGCCGAAGTGTGGGCATTGAATATTTCTCTACGCTAAAAAACTCAATGTCGCACTGGATGAAATTTTGAAAGAGAGGGAAACAACATGAATTTACAGCTTATAAAATCCGAAAGCTTTGGCTCCGTGGAAACGGACATCTACAGCAACGGAAACGACATGTTTATGACTATTGACCAGTTGGCGGGGTGCTTGGAGTATGCAGACCGCAAGGGTATCGAAAAACTGACGGAGCGTAATAGTTATCTGAAAAACTCCGAGTTTTCAACTACCGTCAAACTGTCGGTAGTTGAAGGAGGACGCAACGTAACCCGCGAACGTACAATTTTCACCGAGGACGGCATCTACGAAGTGACAATGCTTTCCAGCCAACCTAAAGCAAAAGAGTTTCGTGCGTGGATTCGCAAAATCCTTAAAGGTCTGCGACGTGGAGACGCGAAGCTTGTTTCCACTGTAAAAGAAAATGAAGTCGCTGCCCGACTTAAAAATGCTCAGGCCCGCAAAGCTGCTCTCTATGTCAAGATGGCAAACAATGACGCTCTTTCTCCAAAATACAAACAGGTGCTTTTATCGTATGCCACCAAGGAGCTCAATGGCGGACAAGCTGTACTCCCACTCCCCAAGACAAAGCGAGGTTATTCTGCGCAAGAAATTGGCGACATATTCGGACTGACTGCAAATAGAATTGGCAGAATCGCAAATGAGCATCATTTAAAAGTTGATGGGTTTGGAGAGCTCCGTAAAGACAAGTCGCGTAGCAGCTCGCGCGAAGTTGATACCTGGGTTTACTTTGAAGAGGCAATCCCGGAATTTGAAAAAATCCTTGGTAAAAAATCTGCTTAATCCCAGTATACCTAAAACTCAATACTTAATTCAAGAGGTGCGAAATTCATTGTCCTATTAAGCGGACAGTAAACAGTTTAAAGGAGGTGACTCGGAATGCCAATCCCCCGCATGAGGCTACTAAAAGAAGCTGCTGCAGAAATCAAAACCGTAGACCCTGGAACCGCAGTGACGCCGTATTTTATCCGGCAGCTTGCGCTAGAAGGCAAAGTTAAATCTGTCATGGCTGGGCGCAAACGCCTTATTAACTTGGATGATTTGCTGCAGTATCTGGATTTGCAGCAGACATCATAACCACCGCCTGCACCCGCTGCGGGTGGCATCAGGACAAGTCCTGTAGAACGGAAAGGAGTGAGTGAAATGAATGAAAACGTGAGGACCGCTCTAAAACAATTGCTTTCCGCACTGGAAACAGCAGCGGATGCCGAAAGCAGCACCACAGCCGAGCTGAACGCCTATTTTGTCATGGAGCAAGAAGTCCAAAATGCGGCGAATCATTGTGCGCAGTCGTTACATTGGGCTAGAAAGGAGTGAACCACCATGTCTGTAAAAACATTGCAAGGTTACATGGAGCTATGCCGTCATTACGGTTGGAAACCTAGTTGGGAGGGCTTGCACGCATTCAACCGAGGTGAAAGAAAGAGGGTGCTGCAAAATGCGAAATTACTGTGATTGCTGTGGCGCAATTTTAAATCCGAGCGACCGCAACGGAATATATATCGCAGATGTTGCAATATGCGACCAGCGATACACCTTATGCCGAGCCTGTATGCACGTTATCGCATGGGTATCAGGCAAAAAGAAAACCGCCCCTGATTGCAGTCAGGAAGCGGCACACTAGAAAATAACTATATCAAAATACTAATCTGAAAGAGAGGATTTGTCAAGATGCAAGAGAACATAAAGCGAGCAATTGAGAACCTCACCGCACGGCGCAATCAGGTGCGGGACGAGCAGCTCACCACCATAGCCATGCTCAAGGAATGCCGATTTATTGATTTGTCCCACATCGAGCTAATTGACAAGCGGTACAACGAAAAGCGAGCAAATATTGACCGCGAGATTATGGAAATGCGGGCTCATTTGGAAGAATTGGAGGCTGCGGGATGATGTCTGATGACTACGGCCTCTACTGGGCTGAAAGAATGCGCGACCGACTTGAACCACCTAGTCCGCTTGAGTCAGACGATGAATTGCAGGTGACGGAGCTGTGAGCCGCCGGAAGTATCGTAAAGGGCCAAAAATCACAAGTTTAAATGAACTCATGGAGCAGGATTTTGTTTACTGGAACAATAAAATCACTCCAAAAGGCTGGTTCCAAAATTGGATAATGTGCATGGCGAACCGGGCCATAAAGAACGGTGTTTTAAGACAAGCAATAAAAGTTGAAAGAGAGGAATAACCATGGACAACCAGAAATCAATTCTCGAAATGGCGCGCGGTGCCATTATGGAACGTGCTGACTATGAAATGGCCAAGGTCATCGAAAACATTAAGGACGTCAACACCAGCCCCACCAAGAAGCGCACGCTCACTCTGACGGTAGAATTTACCCCTGATACCGAGCGCCAGCAAATCAGCGTGAATGTGGTAGCAAAATCCAAGCTGGAGCCCACCAATCCGGTCACAACCACCCTGTTCCTCACCGGCGAGGGTGAAGATGCTACCGCTTATGAAATGGTCCCACAGGTTCCCGGTCAGCGCTCCATCGACGGTAGCGAACAAGCCGAGCCACCCGCTCTTCGTATAGTTAAAAACGCTTAATTAAATTAAAGAGGAGGTTTCTATTATGGATATGACAAGAGATTTTTTGAACGGAATATTGGATAACGCTGCTCCCCACGAGATTGATTATGCCGGGCGAAAGTTTGTAGATAGGCATATGGATGCTTTGCCACAGACCGTTACAGCTTCTGCTCTTAACACCAGTACCCTCACATCTATTGTCGACTACATAACAAGTCAAGCGGATGCCGAAGCGTTGCAGTGCGCTGGTAAGTTCATCGTGCATGTTGTGGGTCACGATTGTGTGAAACTATACAAGGAACTGAATGCTGACAAGAAGCGTGATTCGTTGATTTCTGCCAGCATTGACGGTTGCAAGTTTCAGTTCGGACAGTTTATGAGCGTAGAACAGTTTATCATCAATCTTCAGGCCCTGTTCGTTCAGGATGATAATACGGCAAAATTGCTGAAATTTATCAGCTCCGTCAAGGATGACACAAGTGTCCAGCAGAAGGACGATGGCGTAACGCAGAAGATTGTTGCAAACAGCGGTGTATCGCTCGCAGTAAGTGCTACTGTACCGAATCCGGTAGACCTGCGCCCCTACCGTACATTCGCGGAAATTGAGCAGCCTGAGAGTGCATTTGTATTCCGCGTTCGCAAGGATGAACGCTATGGTGTAACGGCAGCACTCTTCGAAGCGGACGGCGCAGCTTGGAAGAATGAGGCAATCCTCGAAATAAAGGATTTCTTAAAGAGTAGTTTGCCAGAAGACGTAATCATTTTGGCGTAAGAAAAAACGAACGGCGGCGGGCAAAACCGCCGCCGAGATTTTAAGGAGGAATCCAAATGGATGAATTGGCCCCTATCACACAATCTGGTGCTTTGAGTGCCTTTACCGATAAAGAATCCTTTAACCAGCTTGCCCGCGCTGCGGCAGCCTTTGCTAAGACCTCTATCGTACCGGATAATTACCGAGGCAAACCAGAAGATTGCATGGTCGCAATCGATATGGCAAACCGCATGGGGGTTTCCCCACTAATGGTCATGCAGAATCTGTATGTTGTCAAAGGTAAGCCCTCTTGGAGTGGGCAGGCCTGCATGAGCCTGATTCAAGGCTGCGGAAAGTTTCACGACGTTCGCCCGGTTTATACCGGCACCGTTGGTGCAGAAGATCGTGCTTGCCATGTTGAGGCAATACGGATTTCAAACGGGGAACTTGTTCAAGGCGTCGAGGTCAGCATGCAGATGGCAAAGGCCGAAGGCTGGACGTCAAATGCCAAGTGGCGCAATATGCCGGAGTTGATGCTCGCATACCGTGCGGCTGCGTTCTTCGCCCGGGTACATTGCCCTGAAAGGCTCATGGGCGTTTATGTTGAGGGTGAGGCTGATGATATTCAGCCGGACAAGCGTGTAATTGCAGATCCCCTTGCCCCGGTTGGAGAGGACGGTGAGCTGATATGATTTTAACCGCAGAAAACTATTTCAGCCCCCAAAACCAGCTCACCTACATGGGCGCCTCACAGTTCAAATCTTTCCTTGCTTGCCCCGCTGCAGCACTCGCTGAAATCCGTGGCGAATACCGGCAGGAAGAAACGACCGCCTTACTGGTCGGCTCCTACGTTGACGCTTATTTTGAGGGAACGCTTGATTTCTTCAAAGCGCAGCACCCGGCAATATTTAAAAAAGACGGCGGCCTAAAATCCGAATATGTACAGGCTGAGCAAATTATCCAGCGCATCGAGCGTGACCCTATGATGATGCGGTACATGGCAGGAGAAAAGCAGGTTATCATGACCGGCGAAATCGCTGGTGTGCCGTTCAAAATTAAAATCGATAGTTTCCACCCCGGCAAAGCAATTGTTGACCAGAAGATTATGAAAGACCTTGAAGACATCTGGAGCCCCACAGAAGGGCGCCGTGTCCCGTATTGGCTCAATTGGGGCTATGACTACCAAGGCGCTATTTACCGTGAAATTGTCCGGCAGAACACTGGCGACACGCTACCGTTTATGATTGCGGCCGCTACAAAACAAAAAACAACCCGGCTACAAATTGGCCAGATTGTTCCGGAGCGACTGGACTATTGTCTGGATATTATAAAGCACGAAGCACCCCGATTCGCTGCCATTAAACGCGGAGAAATTGAACCAGAGCAGTGCGAGGAATGCGATTACTGCGCAGAAAAAGCTGTGTTGAGTAACATCGTTGAGTATCGGGAGGGCGCGTGATGGATAGATTGACCGCACCATAATGGAGCGATCGACACTATCACGTGTAAGCGAACGTGTATCCAAAACGCAAAGACATGGAGCCGGCTTTTCAAAAAATCGTTGATAGGCTGGGGCGATACGAAGACACTGGGTTAGCCCCAGAACAAATCAATGCTGCATTCCTTGCAAAGCAGAATTCGAAAAAGTTGACTGCATACCTGCCGTTTGGCCTGATGGGCAGGATAGGCTCAAACTGTTTTGCCCAGTTTGCCATTAAGACATTTCATCGAATGAAAAATACTGCTCTAAATGCGGTCAAAAATTAGATTGGCGCGAAAAAAATGTGCTCTAAGGCTATGACACCTCAGAGCACGGGATTATTGCTTAGGCTTAGTATGTACATGGAACCCGAAAATCTTCAAATCGACAATCGTTTCAGAATTGCATTGTTTTAAGACTAACTTAATAGCGGAATAACAAAAAGTTAGTATCAATGCAATTGCTAGTAATTCCCAAATACCGAACCTTGAAATAGTGAAAAAAGCAATTTTAACCGTAATTAAAATTACCCCCTTATTGATATTTACCGTTAACATTGGTAAGATGCCGGCCCTAGTGGGCGGAACTATAGGTAATAACACCTAAAGGACGGAATATCATATAAGACTATTTCATGGAATATTATACCACTTTCACTTTAACATATCTATAAAAATTAAAAAGAATGGCAAAAAAAGTGGATAAAATGCGCAAAATCAAGAGCTGCATTAGATTGGAGTGAAAACAATGGATGAATTGATAATGAAATGCGACCTCAATTTGCTTAATGATCGCATAAATAATCTTAGCGTTGGACTTACGACGATGCCCGAAAACGGCACTATGCAAGCCAACAAAACGTTCCTACTGGCAATCCAAAATTATATGTGCGAATTATTAAGGGTGCGGCGTGAAATGGATAACCGCAGCGCCGCCCCGGAAAACAAGCCGCTGACGCTGGAACAGCTCCGGCAGATGGAGGGGGAACCGGTGTGGACGGTAACTCGTGGTTTAGAGAGTTCAGGCCGGTGGGAACTAATAGAATTTTCAAAATGTGATTTTAAGGGCAGAGAGGTTATTACATTAGCCAACATCGACGAGGGACAATATGACGGGTTTGCTGACACATACGGCAAAACGTGGCTGGCCTACGCCCGCAAGCCGGAGCAGGAGGTCTCCTCATGCTAAACGCATCGGTACTTATGGGGCGCCTGGTTGCAGACCCTGAGCTGCGGCACACATCCAGCGACATAGCCGTCACCAGCTTTACGATTGCGGTTGACCGTGACTATCAAAAGGCCGGCGCTGAACGCCAGGCGGATTTTATTGATATTATCGCATGGCGTTCTTCCGCGGAATTCGTATGCAAATACTTCCGCAAAGGACAGCTAATTGCAGTTCAGGGCTCAATTCAAACTCGCATGTATCAGGACAAGGACGGAAACAAGCGTAAGGCTTTTGAAATTGTGGCAGATAAGGTGAGTTTCTGCGGGAACAAATCCGATAGTACCGAAAAGGGACAAGGGCGCAGCTACCAAACCGCTACATCGGCGCCGAACATAAACCCAGATCCGGGGGATTTTCAGGAGATTCCCACGGACGATGATTTACCTTTCTAAGCAATGTATGGTGACATTTTTTCACAAATTAAATCTTCCCTCACCATGGCAGATGTCGTGGAACATTACGGCTTTGAGGTCAAGCGCGGTGTGATGCTCTGCCCTTTCCATAGCGATTCGCACCCATCTTTAAAAGTCTATCCCGGTTCCCGTGGCTGGCACTGCTTTGTTTGTGATGCGGGTGGCTCAGTAATTGACTTTGTAGCCAAGTTGTTTCACCTCAACGCCCGGCAGGCCGCTATCCGGCTGGACAATGATTTCCGACTGGGACTGTCCACCGAAAAGCCTGACCGGCGCGAGGTTGACCGGTGGGTTCGGGAACAGCGAGAGAAGCAGGCTGTTCTCGACGCCTACCGCGCCGAATATGACGCAAAATGCCGCGAGGCATACCTGATTCGCTCTATGCAGAAGCCGCCGCCCGAGAGCCCATTGTGGGGCGAATATGCGGCACTGATGGGGCGGCTGGATTATTTAGATAACTATTATTTCATTCAAAATCACTGGAGGTGACGGGCATCACAAATGGATAATCAAGAATTAAAAATTTCCGCACCTCAACCTGAGTACACGCAGGATGATTTTTTAAACGGAACGGCTCCGTTTGAAAACGTTTACGCTCTGCATAATAACCCATTTCAGGAAAAACGAGCAATCGCACTAATGAGTGTAGTTGCAAAGTCAGTAGGAGTAAGTGGGTTCAAAGCTCTGTATCAAGATTATGTACGCTCTTTGAAAACCTTGTCATGTGTTGATGCCGAAAATGTTTCGCAGTTTGCAGATCAACCAATAGATCTTGATACCGGCGAATGGAAAGCGGATGAATCTGGTGTTTGGAAATACGCGTCGCAGGGTGGAGTTGAAGTTGCCTGCACCCATCCAATTTTGCCGATAAAGCGACTGCGAAACATTGATACTGGCGAGTTGAAGGTCACGTTGGCCTTTCGCCGCGGGATGAGAAGCAAAAAAGCCTGGACGGAAATCACCACAGATTTTAATACAGTTTCCAATTCTAAAAATATTACTTCTCTATCTCAAATAGGGATATCGGTTACGTCTGGAAAGAGGTCTCAGAATCTCGTGGACTACATAGCGGATACCTTAGATAAGAATTACGACCTTATTCCAGAATTTAAGAGCACATCTCGTATGGGCTGGAATGAGGAAGGTTTTTCCCCCTATGTAGATGAGGTTGTTTTTGATGGAAATCCCGGATTTGAAAAGATTTTTAAATCCATTAGGCAGGTCGGAAAATATGACGTTTGGCTAAAAGAGGCTATTTCTGTACGAAAATACAGCGTAACTGCAAAGATTGTTCTTGCAGCGGCGTTTGCATCTACTTTAATTGAACCATGCGGCGTACTTCCTTTTTTTGTCCACTTGTGGGGCATGGATTCTGCAACCGGAAAAAGCGTGGCACAAATGGTAGCTGCGTCCGTGTGGGCAGAGCCAACCGTGGGCGGAGATTATTTCAAAACCTTTAAAAGTACATCAGTGGGATTTGAGGTTATCGCCGGGTTTCTGAATTCCATTCCAGTTGTGATCGATGAGCTTCAACTTGCAAAAGATTCCAAAGGCAAAGTGATATTTAATGTCTATGAGCTGGCGTCCGGTTCTGGCAAGCTGCGCTCTAATAAAACGCTAGGAATCGCCGCAGCCCTCACCTGGGCGAATTGCTTCATCACGTCCGGAGAAACGCCTCTCACGTCTGAAAATGACGGTGCGGGTGCTGTGAACCGTGTGATTGAGATTGAGTGTAAAGCCGAAAACAAAGTGATTGAAAACGGGCACAAAACAGCAGGAATCTTAAAAGCGAACTACGGTTTTGCCGGTATGCACTTTGTTCAGATGCTTTCAGACCCCAAGTCTATTGATGAAGTAAAGCAGCTATATGAGCAGTTCTACACTGACTGCATGAACAATAATACCACCGAAAAGCAGGCCATGGCAGCAGCGATTCTCGTAACAGCAGATACGCTTGCCACACGCTGGATTTTTAAGGATGGACAAGCTTTGACGGTAAGCGAAATGGCTGAGTTTCTCAAAAGCAAGGAAGCTGTATCTGCGGCAGATCGCGGCTATCAGTATATGTGTGACTGGGTTTCTCAAAATGGAAACAAATTTCATGGTGCTTCTGACAACACGGATACTTACGGACTGATCGTAAATGAAGGCGAAGATGCCGGGTGGGTCTATATTATTCGCTCGGTGTTTAACAAAGCTTGTTCAGATGCTCAGATCAATGCAAGAGCCTTGCTTGGAAATCTACGCACACGAAAATTGATTCAGACAAAAGAGAAAGGGTTCACGAGGTCCAAACGGATTAATAACGTGCGGACGGATTGCGTTGTCATGAAGCTTCCTGATGATGACCGTGAGATCACCGCGGACGATGATCTTCCTTTCGATAATTCACTTTTATAGGCGCGGCACTCGTTCCGCGAAAAGTTCCGCGTTAAAAAGTTAGGCGAAATGCGGCCTGAAACGGTGCTGCGGAACCGCGGAACCTGCGGAACCGGAAAATGCACATATATAAGAGAGAAAAAAGAAACATCTAAAATCGTTTGTATATTCTCGCTCTCTTATAGAGAAGTTGCGAAAAAGTTCCGCGGTTCCGCACTAGCCTTGCAACCCGCATAAACACTGAGATTTTAGCGCGGAACATATAGTTCCGCAACGTTCCGCAAGTATATGAAAATCCCACAAAAGGAGGTTATAAATCTTTGAAAGAAATTAAACTACGTGATTATCAGCGCGAATGTACTGATATCATCAATAACATAGACCCCGGAGCATATCTCATTCAGATGGCAACGGGACTCGGAAAGACTGTTACATTTGCAAATGTTCAACGGAAAGGCAAAATGCTGATTCTTTCGCACCGCGAAGAGCTGGTACGGCAACCGCTGAAATATTTTGATTGCTTGACTGGTGTTGAAATGGCAGGTAATCACGCTTCACCAATGGATGAAGTTGTTTCCGCATCGGTTCAGACCATGACACATCGCTTGGAACGGTTTGCACCGAATGAATTCGATATTATCGTTTGCGATGAAGCGCATCACAGTGCCGCGAGAACGTACCGCAGAATATTCGATTACTTTACTCCGCGTCTACTTCTCGGCTTCACTGCCACGCCCAATCGCTCGGATAATGCCAAGTTGAACGATGTGTACAGCGACATCATTTTCCAACGTGATCTCAAGTGGGGTATCAAAAACGGTTTTCTCTCCGACATCTATTGCCGGCGGGTAAATATCGGATATGACCTGAGGGGAGTGCATTCTCGTGGTGGAGATTACGCACCGGGTGAGCTTGAAAAGGCGATGGACGGCACCGCGGACGCCATTGCAGAAACATATCGTACTATGGCATCCGGTGCTACTCTGGTATTTGCTGTGTCGGTTCAGCATGCGAATGATATCGCAGCAAAAATTCCGGGTGCTGTGGTGGTAACTGGAGAAACAAAAGACCGAGCAAGCCTTATTCAAGCGTTCACTGACGGGAAAATCCCGTGTATTGTTAACTGCATGGTATTTACCGAGGGAACCGATATTCCCCGTGTAGAAACGGTAATTGTAGCGCGGCCCACACAATCAGATAGTTTATACACACAGATGGTTGGACGTGGCTTGAGGTTATATCCTGGTAAAGAACGGCTCAATCTGATTGATTGCGTTGGCGTGTCTGGTAAGGCTTCTCTCTGCACGGCACCGTCACTACTCGGCATTGACCTGAAAGATGTGCCGGAACGCCGACTATCTGAAATGGATGGCCTACTCTTTAAACTACCTGAGAAGATAGAACGTGCCGCAGATTGCCCTGAGAGCTGGATTAAGAACATTCAGATTGTTGACCTGTGGGCACAGGAGCAGAAATATAACACCCATGGCGTGAACTTCTTTAAGATGCCTGACGGCTCTATGGCGTGCAGTCTAATGAACCGCGAGAAGATAGCAATTCCTTGCCAAGATGAATTGGGACGCGTTCTTTTCAATGGCCGCCTGATGCCGATGCAAAGTGCTCTGGACTTTGCATACATCAAACTGACTACAAATTACAAAGACCAGGAATATATCTGGAATCTTGAAAAGGCCAAGCATTGGGGGAAGGCTCCTGCCAGTGATAAACAGCTCCAGCTGATCCAACGCCGGTGCAAAGGGTTTGACCCGGCCGGGCTGACAAAGCTGCAGGCCAGTCAGATTTTGAACCGGGTCATGAGTGGAGGGAGGCGGTCGGCATGAGCAAAGAACGTATTCATATCACAAAACCCGATGACCGCGAGTCTGTAATTGTTATCCTTGCCCGGAATGGTTATACCGTCCGACAAGGCCGCGAAAAAGACCACGGAACTGGTAAAACAGTCGCTTTTGTCGAGTATTGGAAAGGAGCTGATGAGGCGTGACTGAAGCACAACATCAAACCTGCGTATTTAAATGGGCTGCACAGCCTTCTATTCGCTCAAAATGGCCTTGCCTGAAATTACTCCACCACGTTCCAAACGGCGGTAAACGCGACAAGATAGAGGCAGCACACATGAAGCAACAGGGTGTAAAGCGTGGAATACCCGATCTCGATCTTCCTGTCGCCCGCGGTAAATATCATGGCTTGCGCATCGAAATGAAGGATGACACGGGGCGTACATCGATTGAACAAGACTGGTGGCTCGGTGAACTCCGGGAGCAGGGTTATTTCTGCGAGGTATGCCATGGGTGGGAATCAGCCGTTCGCGTTTTGGAGTGGTATCTTGGTCTTGGAGAGTTCCGGCTATGACCCCCGAGCAAATTGAGCGCTCCGCAATGCATAATGACGATCTTCCCGCCGGTCTTACTCAGCCCGAGCAATTCCTTTACATGTCGTTCCGGTGTCTGTACTCCAGCTACCGAGCCGGGACGATTACCCGGGAGCAGGCACAGTCAGAGAAGCACGAGCTGCTATCTGAATACGATAAGGCAATGCGATTGCATGAGATATTTAAGGACACCTGCCAAGCACAGGTAAAGCTTGGAGGCTTATCAAAAGAGGTTGAGCAAGGTGATTGCGAGAGGTGCAAAAAGATTATGAGGATATTGGATGGGAGGGAAAGGTTATGACCCATTATCTTAAAATTCTGCCGGAGTATTTCAAGGACGTGGAATTCGGCACTAAAACATTCGAGCTGCGTCGAAACGACCGTGATTATCATCCTGACGATATGCTGGTGCTACAGGAATGGACATTTGAAGGAGGATACACAGGCCGGGAGCTTACACGGTATGTGCCGTATGTGCTATATGGGCCAGTGCTTGGTTTGGACCTTGACTGGTGCATTTTATCTTTGCAGAGAGTGGATGTAGCGACTAATAATCTAATTACCAATGTAAGTAAACAAGAAGCTTCAAAAATCATAGCCAAGTATTCGCCTCACGGCCTATTTTGGTGTATCGATGGAAGTAAATTTATAGGAATAGACAACTCCACTGGTGATGCGTGGACTGAGGAATTTGAAACTTTTAAACAATGTGAATCTTGGTTATTAAGGGGGTATTAGAAGTGACCAAAAAAGAACTATCTCAGCTGCGCGATTTAAAGCGTGAGATTCAGCTGCTAAAAGAGCAGCGCGCAGAAATCCGAAATAATATGCGCAGTATGAAAACACCAAACTGTGTGGAAGCATCGAGCAAATACCCGCCGTACCAAAAGCATAGCGTTACGGTTTGTGGAGTTCCTCCTACCGAAACCGCGGCATTTAACGATGAAGATGCCCGACTTCAAAAAATCAAGTTGGCAATTGCGGAACGTGAGCGCCGGCGCCAAGAGGAATACGACAAGCTTGACCGGTTTATCGAAAGTATTGAGGACAGCGAAATTCGACAGATAATTATGCTGTACTACATACAGGACCTAACATGGCAACAGACAGCATTTAAAATCGGGCACCACGACGAGCAGTATCCTAGAAGAAAAATTGACAGATTCTTAAATTGTACGAAATGTACGTATTAGATACTGTAAAATAATATTATGGGAATTTTGTATCAAACGCTTGGCGCATAGCCGGGCGTTTTTTCATACCTTTGTGCGGGTCCTATGAAAGGAGCCGTATATGAACTACACCAATAAAATATTTAATATGGACTGCCTGTCCGGTATGAGTATGTATCCGGATAAAAGTATCGATATGATACTTTGCGATTTACCGTATGGTATTACGGACTGCAGATGGGACAGCTTGCTTCCATTTGACCAGCTGTGGCAGCAGTATCTACGCATCATCAAGGACAACGGGGCTATTGTTTTAACAGCATGCCAGCCATTTACCACAAGATTAATCAGTAGCCAACCGAAGTTATTCCGGTATTGCTGGTACTGGAAGAAAAATATGATAACCGGGTTCGCGAACGCAAAAAGGCAGCCGCTACGATGTGTAGAAGAAGTTTGTGTTTTCTATAAGCATTTACCCACGTACAACCCGCAGGGAATCATCGTACTGGATAAGCCTATTATACAACGGGGGAAAAAGGCACCAGCGCATGGTGATTTTGTTTATGCAGCAGACGGTAGCTTATCTCACGATACAGAAACCTGTGTTGTACATTATCCACGCCAGCTACTGGAAGTAAAATGCGAGAGAGGTCTTCATCCAACGCAAAAGCCAGTTGCTTTATTTGAATACCTCATCCGAACATACACTAATCCAGGCGACCTTGTGCTGGATAACTGCATGGGCAGCGGCACAACGGCAGTCGCTTGTATCAATTCTGGCCGCAATTATACCGGGTTTGAGTGGGATAAGCAGCATTTTCAGACGGCTACACGTAGAATAAAAGCGTATAATTAATATGTTGACTTTATAAATATTTAGTTTTAGTATAAGGTTAATAAATTGTAGGAGCCAAAAGATGAAAAATAAATATTATTGGCCTTATCATACAGCCATAGATATTCTACCTATATTGATTGTTGCATCGTGTATATTAGGGACCATTGTGACAAAGGCATCTGCAGAAAAAGGGAATTACTACTCAGTATATTTTTTCCCTTTGCTTTTTTTTGTAATACCTGGCACTATATTGATTACTCTTCTTTTGACTTTTGTTAAAGTAACGGAAAATGAAATTATCTTCTTCAAACATGGTTTCTTACGCCGCAAAATCAAATTCTGCGATGTTACAGAATGGGGCTTATATATAAAATATGGAGGAAACGGAAGAACCGTAAGCCTTTTATATATCACGTCAATTCCTATTTCTGAGTTAAAATCCGGAAAAGTTATTAATAAAAAAGCTTTGAGGCATAAAAACAAGCGAAATTTTATCATTCTTGGATATGATGATAAGAGACTAATAACTTTTCTGATAGAGAACTTCCCCAAAAATTATAATAAGGAATTTTTATATGAAAAATCCGATTATTTAGGTATAGTTGATGAAAGTAAAAATCCATTGTTTAGGAATCTCCGCTAATAGTTAAGGGCGCCCTATGAGGCGTCCTTTTTCATACCCAATTAAAGGAGGTGACAGTAGTGAAGTGCATTATTTGCCCATGGAACGATTACCACAAGGCGGGTGTGCCGTACTGCATGCTGCCAAGGTGTTTATATCAGGAGAAGAATCCAAATGACAGAAAAATACATCCGCCAGCTAATAGCAACAGGACGTATACATGAATTTTACGTATCTCCACCGTGGCGCAAACTACGCCGAGAAGTATTGAAAGAAGATAATAACGACTGTCAGATATGCAAGAGCAAAGGAAAGTATGCACGAGCTAACCACGTGCATCATGTTAACTATGTGCGGTTGCATCCAGAGCTAGCGTTGAGCAAAACATATGTGGATGGCAAAGGACAAACCAAACGTAATCTTATAAGCGTATGTCATACTTGCCATGAAACAGTATGTCATCCGGAGAGGTTGAGAAAATCAAAGCCCGAACCATGGGCGGAGGATTGGAGTTGATTTATGTGATTATTGTAAAGGTACCCCCGGTCAAATAAAACGTAGTTTAATCTGGACGGCGTTACTCGGGTGGGTTGGTGACAAATGATATTTACCTCGCGCACATAACGGAGGGGGTGGTATAAGTGGTAAATGAAGCAACACAAAAACATCTCAACTCGGAACTATACTCAGAAATCAAAACCGATCTGCTTGACCAGCTCGACCGCAATGGAACAACCGGAAAATATTACGTTGATCTGGTTTGTGATTACATGGATTTGTGGATTACAAAAAGCTTGCTGGTTGAGGACATCCAAGAACGCGGTGTCAGCGTCGAGTATGATAACGGCGGCGGGCAGAAAGGCCGGAAGAAAAACGATAGCGTTGAGCAACGAATCAAGGTGAACGCCCAAATGTTGAAACTGCTGTCTGAATTGGGAATAAAGCCAACGCAGACAGGCGGTGATGGAGATGACGAAATGTAAGTGCATAGATGAATATATGCAAGCTGTGCGCTCTGGAAAAATCAAAGCGTCTAAAGAACTGCATCAAGCTATGGATTACATCGACCGCAAGCTTTCCCCTCCTGCCGACGTGCGAATTGACACTGGTAAAACTGAAAAAGCGATTGAACTCATTGAACGCTACTTTGAAATGACGCTCCTACCGTGGGAGCGTTTTATTATTGCCTTGGTACATTGCTACTATCGGCAGAACGACACGGTAGTTTTCGGTGAGTTTTTTATCATGATGGGTCGTGGCAACGGTAAGAACGGTTTTATCTCTGGCCTTGCGTGGTATCTCACTACCAAGTATCACGGTGTAAAGGGGTATAACGTAGATATCATCGCCAACAGCGAAGATCAGGCCGAAACTTCTTTTAACGACATTTACACTATGCTTGAGGATACTTGGGTAAAGTCGAAGAAATTCTTTTACAAATCCAAAGAGGAAATCCGAAATCTTAATACCCGGTCATATATCAGATACAACACGTCCAACGCCCGCACGAAAGACGGTAAGCGTTCGGCATGTTTAATTTTTGATGAAGAGCATGAGTATGAAAATTCGAAAACTATTGGTGTATTTCAGTCTGGCTTCGGTAAGCGTAAGCACAGCCGAATTTTCAAAATTACTACAAACGGCTATATACGCGATGGCGTACTAGATGAAGATTTGCGGCTTGCAAATGATGTGTTGGACGGTACAATCCCCAATAGCAGACTTTGCCCTCTTATTTTTAAAATGGACTCTTATGAAGAGTGTAATAACCCGGATTTGTGGGAAAAGTCTTGTCCGTCTATCAATTACTTTCCTGAACTCAAAATGCAAATGGATCAGGAGTTTATCGATAAAGATTATAAAAATCAGGTTCGGTTGGATTTTTACACTAAGCGAATGAACTTACCTCTAAGCGGGGAAGAAACCCCGGTCACGGAAGAAGAAAACGTAAAAGCCACAAACAAACCTATACCAGACTTGACCGGAAAAAACTGCATCGTCAGTATTGACTATGCGGCAATCAATGACTTTGCAAGTGCAAACCTGCATTTTAAAGTTGACGGTAAGCGATATGATATCAATCACTCTTGGTTGTGCCTGCACTCTAAAGACCTTAATCGCCTAAAAATTCCTTGGCAAGATTGGGCAGAAAAGGGCTGGCTTACGCAGGTTGATGAAAAAGAGATTAACCCGGATTTGATTGCTGAATGGATAGCAGAGCAGGCGCGGAAGTATAACATCAAAAAGCTGGCGTTGGATAACAACCGCTACGCCGTGGTGACTCGCTCTTTGCGTGCTGTTGGTTTTGACCGTGACGTTTATAAAAACGTTGTGTGTATCAGGCCTAATGACATCATGCGTACAATCCCTGTGATTGAGAGCGCATTTACAAATCAATCGTTTGTGTGGGGTGATTATCCTCCGTTACGCTGGGCGGTACGCAATACCAAAAAAGAAGCGCGAGGGCGCAAAGAGGGTACAGATACCGGGAATTTCTACTATGCTAAAATCGAATCGAAATCCAGAAAAACAGACCCGTGGATGGCGGTCGTACACGGAATGTGCGTTGAGAGTGTCTTGGAAGAAAATGAATCTACCTATGACGACATTCCGGTGATTATAGGATGAAAGGGGTGATGAATTGGGGCTTATATCTTTTTTACAAGAAAAGATGGGCGGTAAACATGTACCGGTTAGCGGTTTTGATTCTGCGCTGGTTGAGGAATACGCTGAGTTGGTGGGCGAACTGTGCTACCGTGAATTGGCTTTTTGGTCAGCAATCAACATGATTGCAAATGCGGTCAGCAAATGTGAATTTAAGACCTTTGTAAACAAAAAAGAAACACAAGGACCGGAATACTACCTGTGGAACGTTGAGCCAAACCAGAATCAGAACAGCAGCGGTTTTATTCACAAATGGATAGCGCATCTGTACCGGCGCAATGAGTGCTTGATTGTGGAGTATGGCGGTAGGCTGTATGTAGCTGATAGCTTCGTTAAAACGCCGTATGCGCTTTATGAGGATATTTTCTCCAATGTAACCATTGGAGATTTTTCTTTTACCAGAACGTTTACGCAATCGGAAGTTTTATACTGGCAGCTTGGTGAACGTGACATGAAAAAGGTTGTGGATGCACTGTATGCAGGATACTCTAAACTACTGGCGTACAGCATGAAAGCATACCAGAAATCGCGCGGGACAAAGGGCGTTTACCAATACGGCACGATTCCGGTTGCAGGGACAAAAGAGCGCGAAGCGTTCGACAATATTATCAATAACCAAATCAAAACATGGCTGAACAGCGATAACGCTGCCCTGCCCCTCGGCTCAGGGCAGGAATGGAAAGAACTCACACAAAAGACCTATTCCAGCGAATCCACCCGCGATATTCGCGCTATGGTGGATGATATCTCTGATTTTACTGCTAAAGCGGTTGGCATTCACCCGGCGCTATTGCGCGGTGATGTGCAAGACGTTGGAAACGCTCTGGATTACACATTAACGTTTTGTGTAGACCCTCTTACGGTCATACTGCAAGAGGAAATCAATCGCAAGCGATACGGTTTGAAAGGTATGCAGAGCGGGAATTATCTGCAAATTGACACCAAAACAATCAAGCATATTGACTGGTTCGATATTGCAAACAACGTGGATAAGCTGATTTCCAGCGGCGCACGGAGTATCAACGATATTTTAAAGATGGTAGATGAGCCAACAATTGATGAACCGTGGGCAAATGAACACTTTATTACTCGGAATTACATGCCATTTAAAGAAGCGCTTGAACAAGCAAACACTTTGAAGGGAGGTGAACAGAAATGAAAAAGTATTACTCTTTAGCTACGGCAGGCCGAGAAGCAGACCTTTATATCTTTGGCGACATTGTGGATGCGTTTGAAACCGGCCTGAATCAGGCGTGGGGCCTTGATGGACTCGGAGAAGTATCCAGTTTGTCCATTGCAAACGAGATTAAAAGTCTGGATGTGGATACCATTAATGTCCGCATTAACAGCTGCGGTGGCTATACATCGGAAGGACTGGCCATTTGCAACACTTTGAAAAGCCATCCGGCGAAGATTGTGACATATTGCGATGGCTTTGCTTGCTCTGCGGCGTCGATTGTGTTTATGGCTGGAGAAGAGCGTATTATGGGCGCGGCATCTGCATTGATGATACACAACGCTTGGAATCAGGCGGTGGGAAACGCTGCTCAACTCCGACAGCATGCCGAAAGGCTGGAAAAAATCTCTCAAGCTGCCGGGAATGCCTACGCAGAGAAAGTTAAAATCAGCCGGGAAGAGTTGGACGCTATGCTTGATGGGGAAAATCACGAAGGTACATGGATTTTGCCCGACGAAGCTGTAAAGATGGGTTTTGCAACCTCTGTATTATCTGAGCAGACAAGCGATATTGCCAATCAGAGCGCCATGAGCATGATATTGGAAAAGGTTACAGCGAGAAGCGCACAGACAGCCGCTACAATCCATATAGAGGCTGAGAAGGTCGCAGACATCGTGATGCAAAAGATTACGGCTGCGGCAAAGCAAGAGCCTGCTATCTCCACTGAAAACAACACGATGAAATTTTTGAATGCCCTACTGGGCGGAAAGGATTGAATAAATGAAGAATACTTATCTTAAGCCGAATATCCAGCTGTTTGCAATGAAATCGCTTGACCTTGTACAGAAAGAAAACGCTGCTATTATGCAGAAAATTAACCAGGCGGTTAAAGATGGAGACGACACCGCTTTTTCACAGGCTTTTACAGAATTTGCAGAATCTATCCAACAAGCAGTGCTCTCGGAAGCTAAAGAGCTGATGGCTGCAAACGATGTTGCAGTGTTGGCACAGCGTGGTGTGCGACAGCTTACCGGAGAAGAGACTAAATATTATAACGCTGTAATTGGCGCTATGAAATCTGGAAACCCAAAGCAGGCAGTTACAGATTTAGAAGTCGTAATGCCGAAAACCGTTATTGATTCGGTGTTCGAGGATTTGATAACTGATCACCCGCTACTCGACGCAATTGATTTTCAGAACGCTGGTGCTGTTACGGAGTGGTTGTTGAACGAAAATCCCCGTCAGCTAGCTACATGGTCACCGCTGTGCGCAGAGATTGTAAAAGAGTTGACCTCTGGATTTCGCAAGATTGATTTGCAGCAAAATAAACTATCTGCATTCCTTCCTGTTTGTAAAGCGATGCTTGACCTTGGCCCCGCGTGGCTTGACCGGTATGTTCGTACTGTTTTATCCGAAGCACTATATTTCGGTTTAGAAGATGGAGTTTTGAACGGTAAAGGGCAGACAGCTAATCTACATGAACCGATTGGTATGAGAAAAGATATGGCTGGTTCTGTAAGCCCAACAACTGGGTACCCCGATAAAGAAAAAGTTGTTTTTACTTCTTTCGACCCAATTACTTATGGAGCCTTGCTTGCAACAATGGCAAAAACAGAGAACGATAACCCTAGAATTGTTCAGGGAGTCATTTTAGTGGTTTCTCCCACAGATTATCTAACCAAGGTTATGCCTGCAACCACAGTGCGTGGTGCAGATGGTACTTATACGAATAACGTATTTCCCTTCCCAACAACTGTAATTCAGTCTACCTGCATTGCAGACAATGAAGCAATTATCGGCCTTGGCAAGCGTTACCTAATGGCTGCTGGTACTGGTAAATCCGGAAAGATTGAGTATGATGACAGCTATCACTTCCTTGAAGATGAGCGTATGTACTTGACAAAATTCTACGGCCATGGTCAGCCGAAAGATAACAACAGCTTTAAGCTGCTGGATATTACAAACCTTAAGCCCACTGTGCAGCAAGTGGTTGTGAACGAAGTCAAAGGCACGGTAAAAACAAAAGAACAGGCGTAGGCAGGTGACATAAATGCCACTACCCGAAGGACTGCTTAAAGCAGTGAAAAATTATCTCGATATTACATGGGATGACCCCGATGGCGATACAAAGCTGTCGGGGATTGTTTTGCGCGGAATGCGATATCTGAATAAGACAGCAGGTGCTGAACTGGATTACACAATAGAGGATAAGCCCCGGGAACTGCTCATGGACTACTGTCGATATGTGCGCAGTAATGCGCTAGATGAGTTTCAACGCAATTATCTGCATGAGCTTCTTTCGCTCCAAATTGAAACAGCGGTGAATGCCAGTGATTAAAGGCAAACCGCAAACGCACAACGACGGTACGGTGAGAGTTTACAGGGTGGACAATATTGCGTTGCCCGGAAATAAGCCAAAAGAGGGGCTTGTGTTAAAGCACACGCTCCGTTATAAAGAACGCACCGTAGGATTAACCCGTGTTCGCCTCGCCTTGCAGACGGGCGCAGAGGTGTCTTATGTACTGCGTGTACCGCGGTTGCGTGAGGTATCTCCGCAAGACGTAGCTGTCCCCAACGACGGGCTGCAATACCGCATTACAAGGGTGCAGTACCCGGAGGATACAAGCCCACCCAAAATGGATTTGGAACTGGAAAGGCTGGAATGTGATTATGCAGTGCCTTGATATGATACGGGACGCTTTACTGACTGTAACGGACAACGTGGGTCACTACGAAGCGTTTAAAAAGACGGACCGGTACATTGTTTGGGCAGAAGATGGCGAATATAGCGGTCACGGAGACAATAAACCCACAACCAGAGTTATGACCGGTACAACACACCTTTTTACAAAAATGGATAACGACCCGTTTTTTGATGCAATCGAAAACGCTTTTTCCGGACTTGATATTGCGTGGGGCCTGAACAGCATCCAGTACGAGGATACCACAGGATACACACATTACGAGTGGACGTGGGAGGTGGTGCGCTGATGGCACGATTTGCATTTAAGGCTGGTGATGAATGGGCTTTGAAATTATCCCGGTTAGCTGCTGGCTCTGATGAAATCGCGAAAAAGGCAATTTATGCGGCTGCTGACATTGTAGCGGATAAAATTAAAAGTAATTTAGAAGCGTTACCAGAAGATAAATTCCGTCACTTGCCCAATGGTGAGAAGTTTAATGGTCTACCTCAAAGCCAAAAGGACGACCTTGCCGAAAGTTTTGGAATTACGCCTATCACAATGGATAGTCAAGGAAATCACAATACCAAAATCGGTTTTGATGGCTATGGTAGCGCCCCAACAAAAGCTTACCCGCAGGGTGTGCCTAACCAACTGCTTGCACGCGCGGTAGAAAGCGGCTCGTCTGTGCGAGATGCTACCCCTTTTGTGCGCCCAGCCGTTAACGTCACCAAAAAACCAGCACAAGCAGAGATGGGCCGCGTGGTAGACGAAGAAACCGAAAAAATTATGAAATGAGGTATGTCAATTGGATAAAAAATACGCTGAATTTGTTGGTGTAGATAACCTCCATTATGCAAAAATCACTGAAGACAGCGAGGCGAATTACACCACCGAAGTGCCAAAATATCTTGCGCCAACTGCCGAAATAAGCAGTGAGGTTGAGATAGAAAACACGCCTACCTATTATGATAATGTGGCAGCCTTTAATTATGTTTCAGAAGGAACAACTACTCTAACGGTAACAGTAAGCGGTGTACCTGCTAATACAGCTGCAGAGCTGTTGGGTAAAGATTATGATGAGGCAAACGGTATGGTACTAGATGATGGTGTACCGACTCCGCCGGAAATAGCGTTATCGTTCCGCTTCAATAAAGGCGCAGAAGACTATCGATATTACCAGTACATGAAAGGAACTTTTAGCGGCGGTGCAGAAGAAGCGGCTTCTAAATCTGGCTCTGTTGATATAAAAACTTATGAGCTGACATACACCGCCGTAGTTACAACCCATAAGTTTGCTGTAGGAGGCAAACAAAAGGGGCTGAAACGCATTTTTGCGGACACTGACGATGTTAATTTTAAAGTGGCTACTGCCACCGGTTGGTTTGCAAAGGTACAAACGCCGATTACTACACCAGAAGGGTAACAAAACAAAAGGGGCTTCCTGAAAAATTAGGAGGCCCTTTATACAATTCTGCGCGTGCATGAGCGCAACGAATATTAAATTGGAGGTTATTTTATGAAAACTCTTACTTTACAGCTTGGGAAAAAGTTATATACCGCAAGCCGGGTCACCGCGTGGCAATCAAGAGAAGCTTTTGCAATTAACCGGGATCAGCTTGAGTTTGTGAGGAAAGCAAAATCACTAGAAAATCCGACAGAGGATGATATGGCCGATATTTTAAAGCAAATGGAAGAAAGCAACGACCGAAAGGCAAATCTTATTTGCGAGGTTTACGGAAACAAGTTTACCTCAGACGTGTTGCTCAAGTCATTAACGAGCGAAGAAGTTGACGAACAAATTAATAACCTTGTGTACGGTATCATGGGTATCGTACAAAAAAACGGATAAGGGGCGCAAAAAGCGCCCCGGATGATAATGCTGACCCTGAAACAGTTTTAATTGGTCTGTACAGAGAAATTGCTAAGAACTATACATGGAGTTTATATGAAATTGATAAGACAAGCCTTGAAACACTGTTCGACTTCTTGACTTATCAAGACCCGAACACGCGCGTTATTAATGGTAAAGAGTATCGGCGGGCGCAGGGAGTGCCGAAGTGGCTTTAATCGAACACGCTGACAACAACTGTGTATTTCCCGTCTACATCTTCTTCAATCGATTGCACAAACACTTCTGGTTCAGATTCAAGTAGTTCGTTCAGTTTTTTAGGAAAATAACCTATGTCAAGGCCGCATGCTGCTAAGTATTTTTCTTTTTCAAAATCGTAAGAATATTCTACGCTTTCCCCAACGGAACACAGAGCTATATTATCCTGAAATTCAGATTTGTTAGTACCTGTAAGTTTGTAAGATGTGAATTTAGCCCCTTTTTCCATCAATCGCTTATATTTTGGAGTTCTATAGAACGCTATAAACATTTTAGCGCTCAATTCCCCGTCGTATGCGGAAAGAACGGCTTTTATAGGTTCTGAACGGTTTATAAAATCTCTAATCATATCTTTTTGACGGTTTTCCTGCATCGAACCTATAAGTATATCGCCAATATATATGTATGTTTCTTCTGGCTCAATAGAAAATGTTAATTCTTCGCCACCTACGGCACTGCTCAAATCCCCAAGCACATTAAAAGGAAGATCTCTGTAATTATATTCTAGCTTGTATTCGCCTATAGTATCAGGGATACGTATGATAGGTTCTTTTTCAGGGACAGACGAATCAGGTTGGCGAGATATTTCTTGTTTTAAATTCTGCTGTTGTAAAGGTTGAACTTTTAAGTTCGAGTGTATGTTTTCGGTTAATTTTCTACGTTTTAACTCTTTTGAACTTTGTATTGCATACCAAATTAATAATACATTTAAAGCTAACAGAACAATTCCAATAAAAGGAACTGTGATTGCTGCAATAATAGAAAAAGGGGAAATAATTATTCCAAAGAGCCACCCGAGAAATCTACTTATTTTTAGGTTTTTATTAGAAACCTGTTTCAAATAAATCACTCCTTTTTCACATATTACCATACATTTTATGTATTTGAAATATATTTCAACCACCTTCTTTCGAGAGGGTGGTTTTCTTATACCTGATTTAGAAAGTTGGTGAATTAATGGGATACGATATAGGCCCTCGCATTGGAATTGAGGGTGAGGCGGAATTTAGAAAACAAATCCAGTCTATCACAACGGTTCAAAAGACCCTTGCTACCGAAATGCAAGCTGTAACCTCTACTTTTGATAAAAACGATAAATCTCAAGAAAACCTGACGGCACAAAACAAAGTCCTCACAAAGCAAATTGAAGCACAAAAGCAAAAGCTAGACCTTTTAAAAGATGGGTTGGCCGCTTCTGCCGAAAAATACGGTGAGAATGATAAGGTTACTCAAGGGTGGCAGCAGGCAGTAAACAAAGCAACAGCAGACCTTAATAAGATGGAGCGCCAGATTCAGGATAATAATAACGTTTTAAATAAAGTAGATGATGCTACCGATGACGCTTCTGATGGGGTTAAGGATTTTGAAAAAGCAGTACAAGATGCAAGCGATGGGAGTCTGAAATTTGCTGATGTTCTAAAAGCGAATATTTTATCTCAGGTAATAGTCGATGGCGTAAAAAAACTTGCAAGCGCTGCAAAAGACATGGCAAAAGATTTTATTGAGAGTGCCGCCGGTGTTAAGGCTGAAAAATCCCAGTTTGAGCAAACTTTTGGAGATATGGGAAGCTCGGCGGAAGCTGCTGTTCACAGAGTGGCAACCGCAAGCGGAATACTAGACACCCGGCTAAACAGTACAGCATCATCTATTTACGCATTTGCACGTTCGAGCGGTGGTTCTGCCACTGATTCCATGGGACTAATGGAAGAAGCGTTGCAAGCAGCAGCAGATAGTGCAGCTTATTATGATAAAAGTTTGGAAGACACCAGCGACACGCTGATGTCTTTTTTAAAAGGAAACTTTGCTAATGATGCAGCTCTTGGCGTGTCCGCAACGGAAACTACGCGAAACGCGAAAGCAACTGAACTGTTTGGAAAGAAATACAGTGATCTGTCAGAAATACAAAAGCAGCAGACGTTGCTTAAAATGGTTACCGACTCTCAAAAATTGAGCGGAGCGATGGGGCAAGCATCCCGTGAAGCGGACGGATGGGAAAACGTACAGGGGAACCTAAACGAAACGTGGCGACAATTTCAAGCAAAAGTGGGAACTCCACTTCTTGAAAACTTAATACCTATTATTCAGGAATTAACTGCTGGGTTTCAAGACTGGATGAAATCAATAGATGTTGAAAAATTAGGAGATATGGTTTCGAGTTTCTTTACTTTTGTAAAGGACAACGCTTCGTATATTGTTTCTGGAATTGCAGGAATTGGTGCGGCATTTGCAACATGGAATACGATTCAATTAGCAAATGGTTTAATTAGTTCTGCTACTAAATCTTTTACAAAATTTAAATTGGCCCAAGATGGCGCAACAATTTCACAATGGCTTTTAAATACCGCCATGAACGCAAACCCAATCGGAATAGTGATTGCCGCCATTGCTGCCCTCACTGCTGGATTTGTTGTTCTTTGGAACACCAATGAAGGCTTTCGAAACGCGGTTATCGGTATATGGGAGAACATCAAGGTTGTAATTGGCGGGGTGGTAACCTCCATAATAAACTTCTTTACAATTTCGATTCCAGAGGCGTTTAATTCTTTTATGGGTTTCATGTCCAGTGTTCCTGACTGGTGGGCAGGCGTATGGGATTCCGTAGCGCAGTTTTTCACGGACACGTGGAATGAAATAATCTCATTTATAACGGAGAAAATTCCCGAGATTATTGGAAATATCATAAATTGGTTCGATGAATTACCCACAAACATTGGTCTTTCGCTAGGGGCCACTGTTGCAGGAGTACTTAATTTTGGAGCAAGTGTGTGGACATGGGTCACAACAGAACTTCCTAAGATTATTCAGGGTATTGTCGACTGGTTTGCACAACTCCCCGGCCGGATATGGACATTTTTGAACACTGTAATAACAAACATTATCACATGGGGCGCAAATATGTACACCTCGGCAACAACAGCGGCAACTAATACGGTTAACTCCGTCGGAACATGGTTTTCGCAACTGCCGGGGAAGATATGGGCGTTTCTGGTTGATGTAGTAAATAAGGTTAAGAATTGGTCTCAAAATCTGCTCACAACAGCATCGACAGAAATACCGAAGTTTGTTGGCAAGGTCGTTGAGTTTGTTAGCGAACTGCCGGGCAAAATGCTGGAAATAGGTGAAAACATTGTAAAAGGTATGTGGGATGGCATTTGGGGCTCTATGGATTGGCTGCAAGGCAAAATTAAAAGCTTTGCAAATGGGATTATTGATGGATTTAAAAAGAACCTAAAAATTCACTCCCCGTCGCGTTTGTTTGCGGATGAAATCGGCACCAATATTGCGCTTGGTATTGGTGTAGGTTTTGAGGACAGCATGAGAGCTGTTTCCGCTCAGATGGCATCTGCTATTAGTGACCTAGTCCCCAATTTTGACTTATCTGTACCGGTAGCTGCTTCACCGGCTGTCGCGACCGCAGGCGGAATGAGCGGTGCAGGAGCGCCAATCGTTAATTATACCAGCAATTATTATAGCCCTGCTGCTCCGACACCTGCAGAAGTAAACCGTGTTAACCGCTTAAACGCACAACGGTTGGCCTTGATTGCACGGAGGTAACAGTATGGTTATAACCTGCATCAATCAAAAGGGAGATAAGCTCAAACTAGGCTGGTTTGCTCCAGTTTGGGTAAAGTCCATAACAGGGCTTGGGTCGGATTTTACCGTCACTACTTCCAAAAGCAACGGGCAAGACGGGGCCAATTACACCGGGGCTACTGCGGACATACGCAACATTGTTATCGTTTTAGATGTACACAAAGAAGATTATGTGGAGCAGCGCAACCGGTTGTACCAGTTTTTTCAACCGCGAGCTGCCGGAACTATCCAATACAGTGATGACGATGTGACTCGCAAGACGGGGTATTATGTAGAGAGCGTGGAGCCAAGCGGGGAAGGGGTGCTAAAAAACATCACTGTATCTCTGCTTTGCCCCAATCCGAAATGGTACGACATCGACGAGCAGCTCACGGAACTCGCTTCGTGGGAGGGCCTAATCGAATGGGATTTGGAAATCGCCGAGGAACCATTTGAACTTACTCGCAAAGTAAATACCCTCATTGGTAATGTGTACAACGGTAGTAATGTCATGCAAGGCTTAACAGTCAAGTTTCGAGCGACTGGCGAGGTAATTTCTCCATCACTGTACAACATAGATCGACAAGAGCTCATGAAAATAAATCTCACAATGCACCCGGGGGACATGGTGATAATAACCACTGAAACCGGGAACAAGCGTGTGAAACTAATCAGCGGTGGCGAGACCACTAACATAAACAATTATATGGCGTATCCCCCGGTATGGCTGCAAGCTTACCCGGGGGATAATTTGTATCGGTATGATGCAGAGAGTGGTATTGATAATCTTGATGTGAGTATCATCCACACACAAGCGTATTGGGGAGTGTGACATGGATTTACTAATTTATAGCCAAACCATTGTGAATATAGGCGTGATAGATAGCTTTTCCTCCCTCCGCTGGAGACGGAAATATTTTGAGCCGGGAGAGTTTGAGCTGCACTGCCCAGCTACCGCAGATAATCTTACAGCACTGGCTCCTGGAAACATCATCCACCGGACAGAACGGAAAGAAGCTGGCATCATTGAGGGCGTTGTTGTGGGTGAGTCCACGGCAGGTGGCGAAGAAATCACCGTCACCGGGCGTATGGGAACTAGCCAACTCTGCCAGCGAATTATCACACCAACGATTAATTACAGCGGTTCGGTGGAGCTGGGAATGCGAAAGGTAGTATCCGACAATGCAATCTTTGCTCGTCCGATTGCTCAACTCGCCCTTGGTGAGTTACACGAATACACTGAAACCTGCGCTTTTCAGGCGACTGGAAAAAACGTGCTGACTACGCTAACGGCTCTTGCAAAAGCGTCTGGTCTTGGATATATCGCTCGTTTGGACGTGCCGAATCGGCAATGGGTATTTGAGGTATACAAAGGTGCTGATAAAAGTGTGGTGCAGAGCGCCGGACCTTATGTACTGTTTAGTGATGAGTTTGGAAACATCACCAGCCCGCAGTATACCTATAACGAGCAGGCGTTTAAAAACTACGCCTATGTGGCAGGTGAGGGCGAGGGCAACGCCCGAGTTTTCGTTGAGGTAGACCAAACTAACGGAGAGCCCAGGCGAGAATTGTGGGTAGATGCCCGCGACCTGCAGAAAGGCGAGCTGACCGACGCACAATATCGGGCGCAGCTCGTCCAGCGCGGGTTGGAAAAGCTGGCAGAAGCTGCCCGAACCGAAAGCTTTGAGGCGGCCGCTGTGGACACCGCTAACTTTGAGTACCTCAACGATTGGGACTTGGGCGATATTGTGAGCTTTGAAAAGTGGGGGCTACTGCTCAACCGCCGGATAACGGAAGTTGAAGAAATTTACGAAAACAATGTAGCAACAATAACACCGGTATGCGGTACTCCGCTGCCGGAAACTCTTAATTTAGGAGATGATATTTAATGGCCGAAACAAGCGGATTTTTTCGGAGTGTAAGCGGTGACCGGAAATACTCTACAGACTGGCTGGCAAAATGGGTATCCAGCTTTATAGGTAGCGGTGTTTATAACGGGGAGCTTGCCCTATCTCCTGGTGGAGGTATGAGTGTAACACTCCCCGTTGGCAAAGCGTGGATTAACGGCTACTACTACTGCAACGATGCCCCCATTACCTTGCCAATTGCCAATGCTGATGGCGTATTGCATCGCAAAGACACGATTGTGCTGCGATGGAATGTAAATGAGCGCAGTATTACAACGCGGGTATTGCAGGGCAGTTTTGCAAGCAACCCCATAGCGCCAGAGATTGCGCGCGACTTGGAGCTATACGATTTAAAGCTTGCTGAAATCAGCATACCGGCAGGTACAACAGCAATCACCCCGGCACTGATTACTGACACCCGGCTAGATAAAGCAGTATGTGGCATTGTTACTGGCGTGGTTAATCAGGTTGATACGACCACTTTTTACAATCAGATTGCTGCGGATTTGGCTCAGTTTAAATCTACCCAGCAGACTGACTTCGAGGCGTGGTTTGATAATGTTAAGGATATTCTCGACGAGAGTACGGCAGGAAACCTACTCAACCTGATAAACTCCCACACCGCCGACACCACCGCTCACATGACGCAGGCACAGAAAAACCAGCTTGCAGTAGCCATACAATCTGCAACAATTGGTGGGGCGGCAGTGACCAAAAACGGAACAACATTGCAGTTACCAGCTTACCCTACAACTCTACCAGCTAACGGTGGTCTCTCTGCCAACACTACCTCCATTGCCAGTGCTCTCACTGTATCTACCTCAGCACCGTCCTATTACATCGGTGCGGGTAAGATTTGGGGTGTGTACTAATGCCGGAGTTGTGGATACCAAGCGGTGGCGTGAACCGTAAGCAAAAGGAGTTGTGGCTGCCCCAAGGTAGTGTGAACCGAAAACAGAAAGAGCTGTGGGTAGCAAGTGAGAGTGTAAATAGAAAGATTTTCACTAGCGGAGTAGGTTATACAATTAGTTGGCGTACGGTTCAGAACGATTGGAATCTATATGTAGATGATTATGGAAATTTAGTAATGAGTGTATCTCAATCCAATAAAAACAGTGAGATTGATTTTCAGTGTGCTGTGGATTTTAAACTTGATGCTGCAATTAGCATAGAAAAACTACAAGAAGTTTTTAATTTTTATAATTGCACAGTGGAAAAAGATTATGCTGAAGTAGCTATAGGTTTATCTTTTCCGGATTTTCCTCCAACAAGCCCGCCTTATTGGTATAATGGACGAGTCGTAAGTCGTGCGAACTTATCCAGCTCATTTACTTTTAAGAGTGTAAATTACAATATTTATGGAATAGAAAATATTTCTATTTACATCAGTGCAACTCTCAAATCAACAACGTCCCACGGCTCCAGTTTTTACTTTAAATGTCCAATGTTTTTCTTTTTAAATGAACTTGTTACTGGAATTAGTGGAACATTGCCTATTTATCAAACATAAGGAGACTGATTATGATACAGCAAATCATTTTCGTGGATGGCACAATCATTAAAGTGGCCAATATTAACGCGGACGGAATTTATTATCAAGGCGCACAAAGGGACAGTTTGGAAATCCAGCTTGCTAAAGGTGCAATTGCATTTGATGCTTTAGACGCTTTGACCAGCGATAGTACAAAAACCAACCGTCTTACCATTGTCACGCAGGATGGAGACGCGCAGACGCAGGAGTTTTATGACCATTACGTGCTGCGCACAGCGCTGACGCTCAAGCCGATAACGATTACACCAGCCACGGCAGATGCAGCAGCCGTTACCGAGGACAGGCTTTGTATTACATTGGCGCAGCTTACTTACACAGAGGTGCAGCAAGCAACGCAGGCGGCTGAGATTGCCGATATGCAAGCCGCTATTGCTGCTTTGGCGTTCGGAGGTGAGGCATAATGAGTATTTTACTTAAAATTACTTGTCAAGTAATTGCACGTAGAAGGGCAAACGGGGAAGCTTTTGAGGATATAATTAAGGACTACCCCCGCATGGCTACGGATGATGTAGTCCAATTGAGAAAGGAGCTGGATATAAATGTTTAAAGGTATCGACGTTAGCAACGCCAACGAGCGTGTTGATTGGGACAAGCTCAAGAGTAACATCAATTATGCCATCCTACGCTGCGGGTATGGCAGTGATATGGTTAGTCAAGACGACAAGCAATGGGCGCGGAATGTAGCTGAGTGCAATCGGTTGGGCATTCCGTGGGGTGTGTACCTGTACAGCTATGCTATGTCAACTGCGGATGCAGAGAGCGAGGCGGCACATGCCTTGCGATTACTTAAGGGTTTAAAGCCCGCATACCCGGTGTACATTGATATGGAAGATGCCGACGGTTACAAGGCGAAGCGCGGCGGAATTAGCAAACAGATGGCAACCGATATTTGCCGTATCTTCTGCGAGCGCATCACTGCTGCCGGGTATACTGCTGGGGTGTACGCCAACAAGGATTGGGCGGTCAACCGGCTCGATATGAAGCAGCTTTCTAAGTGGACTTTTTGGTTGGCACAGTACAATAACAAAGTAACTTACGCAGGCAAGTACGATATGTGGCAATATTCAAGCGATGGGAGCATTCCGGGAATCACAGGGCGGGTAGATCTCAATTACTGCTACAAAGATTTTACTGCCCCTGCTCCAACTATTACCGGCCTAACGCTCGACACTAGCAGCAAAGACATGGCAGCCGGCGCAAAATATACAGTTCTAGCAAAGTGCCTAACCGAGCCGGTCATATCCGATGTGGTTGGTAGTGATGTAATCCAAGTGGGGAAGCCGTACAAAGACCCCAAGGGCCGGGGCTGGCTCATCGATGTGCAAGGACTACCACCCGCGCCCAAAGTAAGGCATGCACATATCGAAGTGACTGCTGACGGTGTAACCCAGCAGTGCAATTTTAATGTATTGTGAGGAGGATAACATAATGCTTCTATCAGCAAAATCTATGTACTTTTCGGCGCTGACCGCAATTTCCGCGGCCGGCGCCGCTATTCTTTCTGCTCTGGGTGGCTGGGACGATAGTCTGCAGTTTTTAATCGGTATCATGGCTGTAGATTACCTTCTGGGTATTCTGATTGCTTTAGTTTGGCATAAGAGTCAAAAGACCGCAGATGGCACCTTTGAGAGCAACGCTAGTCTCAAGGGTTTGTTCCGAAAATTTAGTGTACTGCTGATTGTATATGTAGCGGTGCAGCTTGATATCGTAGCCAATACCGGCGGGTATCTGCGCACAGCAGTGATTTTGTTCTTTGTAGCAAATGAGGGATTCAGCATAATAGAGAACTTTGGCATCATGGGTGTACCGATGCCGGAGCAGGTGAAAGATGCTTTTGCGGCGATTAAGAGCAAAGCTGAAAAAACCGAATAAAGATGACTATCCCCCGCTAGAAGAAATCTTCTAGCGGGGGATTCTTATTTTATGCTAAATTATCAACAATACAAACCGATATAAATATAGAACAATTGTTTATATTTAACTAAAAGCATTAATGCTCTATAAAAAGAATGGAGAAATAGAAATGAAATTAAATATGAAAAGAGGCTTAGTGTTTTTGCTGATATTAACACTAATGTCATCCGTTATGCCCTTTGCGTTTGCTGTGGAAAGTGAGAAAGGATGGGAATACGTAGCTGATATGTCAATGATCAGAAATAAATACAGTACTGAAACTGTGAACGGAAAAATTTATGTTTTAGGGGGAAGCGACGATAATTGGGTTAACCTTAATAAGGTAGAAGAGTATAATCCAGAAACTAATATGTGGAAAGTGAAAAAGCCGATGCCCACCGCACGGCAAGCAGCGACTTCAGTAGTATTAAATAATAAAATATATGTGATTGGTGGACAAAAATTAACAAAAACTGGAAGTGCATCCTATGGCGTAACTAATTTAGGTTCAGTTGAAGTATATGATCCACTGACAGATACTTGGGAAACTAAATCGCCATTAAAAACTCCGGCAAGCGACATGCATGCGATTACTTATGGCGGTAAAATATACGCTTTAAAAGAAGATGCCAGCGCTCTAGAAGAATATAATCCTGAAACAGATGTGTGGCAATCCAAAACTCCTTCTCCTTCCCCTGAAAAAAAGTCTAATTTTGAGGTTCAAGTACTAAATGGAGAAATATACGTTATTGGAGGAAGCACCAACAAAGCGTTTTCTACAGTACATAAATATAATATTGCTTCTGATACATGGACTCAAATTTCTGATTTAATTAGTCCTCGAAGTTTTTTTAACACCGTGATTATGAATGGAGAAATATACGCTATTGGTGGTACGCAGGGTCAAAAGAAAATATCCAGCGTAGAATCTTATAATGCCAAAACTGACAAATGGGAAGAAAAACAAGCCATGCAATATGCTAGAAGTGATTTTGGAACAGTTATTTTAGATAACAAAATAATTTCTATTGGAGGCATCAAGGCTGTTGGAGGTAATTATTTATCCTCTGCAGAATCTTATGATCCGCTCAGTAATAAATGGACTAATCTTCCATCTATGCAGTGTGCCCGCCGCTCTTTTGGTACAGTTATTATAAATTCGGAAGTATATGTGGTAGGTGGATACGGTGATAAGGGAAATTTAAAGTCTGTAGAAAAACTAAGTATAGATGAAAATCCGAATCCTAATCTGTCACCCACCCTCACCGCCACCGCTACCCCCAACAAAGTAAAAGTAGGCAATCGTTTTACCACAACCGTTGCTATTCATAACGTCAGTAACATCTATGCAGAGGATATTAAAATCGACTATGATGCAGAACGATTTGAATACCTTGGGGCCTCTGCTAAGGATGGCCTAAAAATCTATAAAGAGGATACTTCGAAGCCCGGGTCCGTAAGATTCATCGTTGCCCACTTAGGAAAAGATAGCGGTGCAACCGGAGACAAAGACTTAATCGAGCTTACGTTTAAAGCAAAGTCTGTGGGAATCGGAAAAGTAGATATTACGAAGGGCCGAATTGCCGATAATGATGTTCTGGAAATGGACGTTGCAGAGGAAAACTGCGGCGAAGATACTATTGAAGTTGAGGCCAATAAGGATGTAAACCGTACGGGAGAGTACACTCTTTTGGACTTAGGTATTGACGCTTATTATTATGGGATGCAGGCAGACCAAACGGATACAACCCGCTTTGACACCGATGTAATTCCAGACGGAGTAATAGACGATAAAGACTTAACGGCAATTACACAGTCAATTTTGGATAATAGCAATTATCCGTTTAACTAAGTAAGAGAAAATCCCGTCCTGTATTAAATACAGGACGGGATTTTGTTACAGTGATATTTTTCTGATACTTACTCTATGTTTACCGTTTTTTAACGATGCTACTTTTATCTTAGTGGGTACAGAAGAACTTATGCATTCAGGATGAGTAAGAATATTATAAACCATTTTATAAAAACTTTTAGCTTTCAGCATTTTCCTTCCCGCTTTAAAAGCACATCTAAATAATATTAAAATTATAAGAAATAATAATAATTGGAAAAGGATATAAATAAGTGCATATCTTTGATCAAACCCACTTATAAGAGTACCTAAGGATATATTTATAGGCAAAATCATAAACATAATTGACCATAACGACTTTTCATATGATACGACATTCTCATTATATTCGATTTTTTCCTGTACTGCTACAAGTAGATCGTTTAATATAGGGCTATCTTTGTAAGGCTTTATTACATTAAATACTTCATCGTACGGGCATATATTATTCTTATAACTCAGATATACAGACTCGAAGCATTTATTAAATTGCACTAATATATTATCTACCTCTAAATCTTCTATCATTGAACGACTTTCCACCTTTCAATAACTTCTTATACAATTATTAATCGTACAAATTAGTGTAAATTTTATCCTTGTTTAATAATTATTAATATGCTCTTTTCTCCGCTTACAGGTCTCTATAACAGAAATGTAAAATCTTTTCACATTTTTCTTTTAGAAATACTTTTTTATGATAATATAAAAGAAAAAGGGGCGATTGTCATGAACAATTTAGACTTGCAGCTTGAGCAAATCAATCAAAACCTTAATACCATTATATCTAATCAGTTGCTAATATATCAAAAGCTCGATGCACTCGAAGAGGCCATCAAAAAAAATACGGACATTTGAAGCAACCCTGCATCTTTAATAGGTGCAGGGTTAATTTTATATTCATTTTGCGAAATAGTATTGAATAATTGGATAATAATGGTTATTCTGTAATAAGGAGGGAAGTATATGAAAAGAAACGGATTTAAAGTACTATTATGTGTCTTATCAGCAATCTTTTTTACATCGTGCTCAGGCGCAAACGCACCGGTAACTTCGTCTGCATCTAGTTCTGTGTCTGTGGCCAGCTCAGAGGTAGCGCAAAAATTAACGGCCGCAAGCAGCGCACCGACGGAGGAATCCGCCCCCATACCAAAGGAAGGCGCAAAGCTTAATGTGCATTACATTGATGTTGGACAAGGTGATTCGGAATTTCTGGAGCTGCCGAACGGTCAGACGATGCTAATCGATGCCGGTAACCCTGAAAACGGCAGCCAGATCGTCACCTACATAAAAAACCTTGGTCATAATAAGATAGATTACCTAATCGCGACTCATCCACACGCAGATCACATCGGAGGAATGGCAACAGTCGTAAATGGCCTTGATATTGGCAAAGTTTATATGCCTAAAGCATCCTCCAACACTAAAACGTTCGAAGACTTGCTTACTGCAATCCAGAAAAAAGGTTTAAAAATTAATACAGCGAAAGCAGGCGTGAATATTCTTAATGCAGGTGCGCTCAATGTTGACGTAGTCGCTCCTGTAAATATTACCGGCGATGATCTTAATCAATATTCTGCAGTGATTAAAGCAACATTCGGTGACAACAAATTCCTTTTTACGGGCGACGCAGGGGTTGAGTCTGAAAAACAAATAACCGCAGACGTAAAAGCCGACGTGTTAAAGGTAGGTCATCACGGCAGCAAAACATCGACATCCCAAGCGTTTCTAAGCAAAGTTAATCCAAAATATGCGGTTATCGAGGTCGGCAAAGATAATTCCTATGGCCATCCTACTGCTGCAGCATTAGAAAAACTTCAAAAAATCGGTGCTACAATATACCGCACTGATAAAGACGGCACTATAATATTTACATCAGACTCAAAAACAATCACTGTAAACAAAAAGTCGTCTAGCATTAAAGAGCAGGCTCCCCCGTCTTCAGCTCCTGTCGCAGCAGCCGTTGCCCCGCAAAAAACAGCCCCTGTGGAAAAAACTCCCGAAGTAACCGCGCCGGCAACGGAAAACAAAAGCTATACAGTATATATAACAAAAACCGGAGGAAAGTATCATACAGGTGGTTGCAGGTATTTAAAAAAGAGCAAAATAGCTATTTCTTTGAGTGACGCACAATCTCAAGGTTATGAGCCTTGTTCTGTCTGCAATCCGTAGAATCAAGGAGATAAAATGAAATACACAATTGATAGATTCGAAGGCAATCTTGCCGTTGTAGAACTGGAAGATAAGAGCTTTGTCAATATACCTGTTCAAGCTTTGCCGTTAGAAGCAAAAGAAGGCGACATTATATCGGTAGCGATAGACACTGAAGGCACTGCTGAAAGACGAAAGAAAATTGAAGGCATGATGAAGGACTTGTGGGCTGATTAAATATTGGCAAAAAACACCTTCATCTCCCGGCCAGGAATGAGGGTGTTTCTGTTTGATTTCTTGGGGTTTATTTGGGGTTTATTTGTGCAAAAACCGGCTTATAATCACGAAACTCTACAAAACTTCAAACCCCAAAAACCCGCATTACATCTAGATTCTTTAGCTATACAAGAATCTACAAAAGTTGCTCGGGCAAGTTCAAGTCTTGTCACCCGTACCAAACACACATTACCCGAACATTCACTTAGTAGGTGAAGCGTTCGGGTTTGTGCTTTTATTAAGCTAAAATAAAACGAGGGATAGCCGTTAGGTTATCTCTCGTTTGTTGTTTTTCGGACAAATAAATCTTATTTTTTGTTGCAGTTTTCTATTAGTTTTGTTACGTCTGAATACCGTTTACTTTTGCTTGCTTTTAGAAGAGTTCCTTTACAGGTAAGGGATAAAAATAGAGTTATCATAGGTAGCTGGAGATTAGTGTATACAACAAGATTAGAAAAGCCATAGAAATTTAGTTAATATCCTATTCCGTTACTGTATTTTCGGTAAATTTAAGGAATGCGGCAAGTATATTTTCTACAGTGTCCTTATTTGCCCAAAATGTTCGTTTGGTAATAAAATCACCATTAGTAAATTGAAATGTATCCTCTCCATTCAGTGCTTTGGGGCGAATATGGAAGCCGATATTGCTACTAGAACGAGGGAATTTGGACTCATCTCCTTCTTTAAATGCAGCCACTGTTAAATCATAGGTTTTCTTTACCTTTTCCTCGTAGTCAGCAAATGTAAAGTTTTCAATAAAACGAGCTTTGATTACTCTATTATCTTCATCTTTATCTATTATAAATACAGGATATGTGCGTTTGATTTCCTTAGCGAAAGCAGAGTGCTCAAACTCTAAATATTCAGAGTTTTCCACTGAAACAAGTTCATTAAATGTGCTGCTAGGGAAAGGGAATGCTTCTTTGCATTTTTGATTAAAGCGGCTAATTACTCGGAAATATGGGATATTTATATCATGTGATAATAAAAATTGATTTATCTTTTTTGAAAATGCATAGGAGCTTGTGCTAACATCAAGTTGTTTTACCAAATCAGTGAGTAAAGAGTCTGTGATTATTTCTTCTGATATTGTGCTATAATCGCTTGAATTTGCGTTCAGACGAGAGATTCGATTTGCTAGCATAGTAGTAGATAAATCATCTTTCTTAAACTCACCAAGGCTTAAATCATATCCAGTGGCAAGTAAATCTTTCTCAAATTCTTCATAGACCATCATCAGTTTCGTATCGTCAATCTCTTGAGCATCAACTAGAAAGTTAAGAGCATAAGTACCAAAATAATTTTTCCCATATTGATAGATTGCTTTTTGATATTTATCTTTGATAGAGTCATTCCGTATGCGCTTAGAGTCTTCCCACCATTGATAGACATCTAAAAGCATTTTAAGTTTTTGGACAAATTCTTCTGAGTTTTTCTTAAGTGATTTTTCAATCAAATCTAAAATTTCCTCTAAATTTTTCTTACTGTAATTTTTGCTTTTGCCAGGTTGGTTCTGAATAGTTAGCCAATGCTTTGTAAAATCTAAAACGCTCATCCCACTTTCGCCACTCCAAACTTCACCCTCTTTTATAATTTTAATATGACTCTTATTTATAATTTTATTAATATTCTCAACAGTTGGTGAATTAGCTAATAAATCTTCTTGTAGAACAGGAATTTGTGTGTTTAGACCGTAAGTTATTGAACGCACATAATTAGCATCACCAACTATTATTATTGTTTTCACGAAAATAGCCTTAATGATTTTGTTGAGCAATTCGTTAGAGTCGACTGTTGGTAAAATATTATTTATATTTTTTAGCGCATTCCTTTTTATGGATTCAACCTCGGCAAAGAAATTAGTAAGTGTCTGTGCACCATTTATTACACTCACATTATTTGGTAGTAATCTTACTCTATTTGCAAAAGTTTTGAGATGTTTTGATTTATAACTAAAAATTGTTACTCCATTATGATAAAACCAAAAGTTTTCAGGTAATGAAGGCGTTTCTTTTGATTCTACTGGATTTACGCCTAGTATTTCGATAATTTGTTCTTCAGTTTCCTCATTTAAAACTTTTCTCTCTTTTAATGCTTTATATATAGCAATGCTAATGTACTCTCGAAATTTAGTTTTTAATAAATCACCTGTTGGATGTTTTTTTCCATAGCGTACATTGTTTTCAAACAAGTACGTACCTGTTACATTAAAAACTTTTTTAATTTCAAAAAAGGATATATTATAAATATGCCCATTTAATCCTGTATCTAAATTATTACTGTATTCAAGATAATTTATGCCATCATCTGTAACTTCTAATTCAACCGGCTCAGAACAATCAATATAAATAGATAGTTTTTTTTCGTACCATTCAGAAAATTCTTTCTTGTCTATACCTTTTTTAAGTTTTTCATATTGTGTCCAATATAGTAAACGCTCATTATCCCAATTATTAAATATCATAACTGGCTGAACATCCACCTTTTGCGAGTTAATTGCCTTGTTAACAGTGTTATAGTCAAAACATGAATCTTTTTGTGTGCAATCATATATCAACAGAACCTCATCATTAAAGGTGTCTGCATTAATGCTTTCGAGGTAAGTACAAATTGTCATAACCATCTAGCGCAATTGGGCTAAAGTTAGGCTCTAAATTTTTTCTAGTAATTAAAATATCTAACCATTTTTTTATTTGCATTTTAAGCCTCCCTATAATTAATACTTAGTATCTTAAAATAATCTTCAATCTTTTTAACTAACATAGCTTCATCAACATCCTTAAATAGAGGCGTCTCCACCAATGATTTGAAGTAATTAGTTATATCTGCTTGCTCTTTACGTAATAAACGAAGTGTTTCTTTTTTATAACCATTCTTTTTGACGGAATTTATAAGTTTCAGTTCATAGCTAATTCGATTAAAATAGGTTTCTATTTCATCTTCAACAGAAACCGCTTTACTTAAATATTGATGATTACCAAACTTCTCCTTTGCAACTTTCGCGATTTTATCCTTTTCCGGAAAAATACTTGCATCATTAATTGAAAATAGCATATCTAAGTCATCCAATAGTTGTTGCTTATCTTGTTGTTTTATACATATTTTACGATAATAGCACTCATTTATTGGATAATAATCCGTGCCTGGAAAAAAATAAAACCTCCCTTTTGGGCTTTAATCCTATCATTTGAGTAACTATGGGAAAAAACTTTAAAGTTCTTTGAATATGGAATGTGTCTTCCATCTAACATGTAGGTGTAGAAATCTTCAATATATTTTGAATGAGGTGAATAATGCTCGGGAAAGGCGAAAATAAAAATATAACCATTATTATTTTCATTAGCCTTATTTTCGCAAGCGAAATATAATGCAACCAAAGAATTAAAAGAAATATCCAACATCCTACTAATTGCCGTATAATGTTGAGCTTCTATAGCTTTTTCAATGTTGCTAGAATTGTTTGATACAAAATTGAAGTCACAGAGCAATTCAAATAGATGATGTTCCTTTTTTAAATATTCTAAATTTCTAAAAAGAGATGGCATTAATTTTTTTTGACCGTAATCGCTTGGTTCACCTCGAAAAGCAACCAATATTCCCGCATCAAAATATTGTGAATGATTAAGCTTTAAACCCTCAATTTCTTTTCTAATAAGATTTATATAACTGGATATAATTTCCATATAATCTAAATTCACACTCCTCTATTCTCACAAAAAAATCGGCTGTTTACGACAAACATTTCCCATTAAATACAGTATATACCAAGCACTTAGCAAAAGCTATTTAGAAATAAAAAAACAGCAGAATATATCATCCTGCTGTTTAAACTATTCATTATCAATGATTTCTTCAAGTTTCCGCGCCATTCTGGTAACCATAGGTACAACCAAAGCGTTACCCATTACAAAATATCTAAACTTTTCTGGCATACCAGTATTCGTCCAGTTATCATCAAATCCTTGAATTCGCTCTGCCTCTATCGGGGTAATAAAACGCAATTTTTTCGTTTGTGGATCTTGAATAATATGGGTGCTTCTATTAACTGAGGATTCAGAGGTCAACATTGTGCGTGCCGGCAAGTCAATCGAATCAGGAAATGCTATTCCACCCTCAGAGAAAATATACTCGTGCCCATCCTTACTTGTGCGGTTGATTTTTTTTGGCCCTTTAAGAAACTTCCACTTTTCAAGCTTGTTGCCAAGGTAATATTTTTCGGTAACGTCCTGTTCAAGCAATGCTCGCAAAGGAATGGCTTCCTCTTGGATGGGGGTAACCCGGGTAGTAGATACAACACCGTCCTTCATATAACCAGCATTTTTAAAGTCGAACTCAAATACAGAAGACAGCCCGGGTATGTCTTGATAGTCCAATGTTATTTGCTTAAATATTTCCTTGCATTGCACTGGAAATGTGGTTGCGAAAAAACCAGTTTCAGCGATGATTTGCTGAGGGCTATCTATTAGTTGCCGTCCGTAGCAGGTATCATTTTTATAAGCAAAGATGAATGTACGACGTCTACGTTGACCTGCTCCATATTCGGCGGCATTTATAACTCTCCACTCAACAGAATATCCCAAAACCGCCAGACAAGCTAACATAACACCAAAATCACGACCACGCTGGGAAGCCGGGGATTTTAGTAGCCGATCCACATTTTCTAAGAGTACGAATGGACTTTCTTTTGCTACTAATATATCTCGAATCTGCCACCACAGAACACCTTTCTTTCCTTCTAAGCCACTACTACCGGGTAAAGGTCTGGCTACAGAGTAGTCCTGACATGGAAATCCACCCACTAATAGATTGTGGTTAGGTATAGAGTTTTTGGGAACAAGAGAAATGTCTACCCCTGTATACTTGTTAATATCTCCCCAATGAGCGACGTAGCAATCGTGTGCCCATTGTTTTGTTCTATTCGGCTCCCATTGTGAAAACCATACTGTATTCCACTCTGGGGAGGATTTTTCAAGTCCAAGCCGAAAACCGCCTACACCAGCAAACAGCTCACAGACTGTTTTTTGCATAAAAATTACTCCTGTCCTTGAGACTATGTGATTAATTGCCGTTCAATATATCATGTGATATAATTATTATCAACACTTTAAAACAACAAAATATATTGTATCATATTTCACCATAAAGATCAACAGTAAAATGGAGGTTTGATTATGGAAAATCGACTATACAAAACAAAAGAAGAAGTATTGATGCGTGGGCGAGAAGTAATTGGTATCCCTCTAAAACAAATAGACATAACCAATCGATTAGAAACAGGAAAAGGTGCAGTTGGTAGTGTATTGGAAGAATCGTGGTTTGGGTACAGTATTAATAGCGAATCTGAACCTGATTTTGTGGAGGCCGGGGTTGAGCTGAAAGTTACTCCTTATATTAAGTCTGCAAAAAAAATACGGGCGAAAGAACGCCTAGTATGTAATATTATAAATTACATGGAAGAATATAAGCATACATTTGATACAAGTAGCTTTTGGAAAAAATGTAACACTATGCTTTTAATGTCCTATGAGTATAGAAAAGATGTACCGAAAGGTGACTTTACTATAAATAAAGTAACTTTATTTAGTTTTCCGGAAGAGGATTTATTAATTATTAAACAGGATTGGAAAACCATTGTCGATAAAATAATAGCTGGAAGAGCACACGAATTATCAGAAAGTGATACCTTGTATTTAGGGGCTTGTACAAAAGGTGCCACAGCTGCATCCGTGCGAAAACAACCGTTTTCGCAGCTTCTGGCTAAACAAAGAGCTTTTTCATTAAAACAATCATATATGACATATATTTTGAATTCGTATATTTTTGGAAGAAAAGTTGATGAACACATTATTAAAGATTCATCAGTACTTAAAGAAGTGTCATTTGAACAATATATTATAAATAAAATTAGCCCATATTTTGGAAAAACAAGAGAAGCCCTTCTTCTCGAGTTCAATCTTGCAACTACTGCTAAAAATGTTAATGCTCTCTTATTGGCTCGCATGTTAGGTCTTACTGGTCGATTATCTTCTACAGAGGAATTTAAAAAAGCAAATATTTTGCCTAAGACTATTTGTGTTACAGCAAAGGGGATAGTTAAAGAAAGCATGTCATTTCCGGTTTTTGATTTTAGAAAAATCATTACTGAGAAATGGGAAACTTGTGAGTTGAAACTCTTGTTCGAGTCTACAAAATTTTTGTTTGTTGTATTTCAATATAATAGTAATCAAGAATTAGTATTTGATAATCTGTTATTTTGGAATATGCCAGAAAAAGATTTAAAAGAGGTTGAAGTCGTTTGGAAGCGTACAGTGGAAATCCTAAATAAAGGTGTTGAATTTCATACCGTTGGAAAGAAAGTCTACAATAATTTACCCAAGGCTAGTGAGAATCAAGTAGCCCATGTTCGTCCACATAGTCGTAATGCAAATGACACTTCACTTTTACCAGATGGAAGGACAATGACAAAGCAGTGTTTTTGGTTAAATAAAAAGTATATACAGAAACAAATAAAATAGATTGAGATATAATAATAGTAACTAGTAAGCAATGCGATTGAATCTTACTAGTTACTATTAATTTTGTGTAAACTTAAACAATAGATTTTCTTGCTCTATTGTTTAAGTGTATTATTACATATAATCTGATTTCTTTCCGGTTTCCATCGATTAAATTCTTCTTTCCCTTCTTCACTTTCATAAAAAGCTAGAATTTCAGGGAGCAGGCAGCGAGCTAGAGCTTCAATTTCATGCTCAGGGATTCGGCTTGTGATTTTTGCTTTCTTTGCCATGAAGTAATACCTTTCTAATCCTCGAAAGGGTTTCATTCCTCAGAAAGTTTAGTGTAAATCCAACTCTTTTTTAAGTAATCCTTTGTATCATATTCTTTAAATTCGTTTATGTTGGTGTAAACTCTTACTTTGTGTATACGTCTGATAAAGGCATCCCAAGTTTCTTTGTTTTCATCATAGATTTTACTATATTGTTCAGTTAGATTGATGTTAGAAATAATATACACTTTTGTAAAACAAGCAACTCTATTTACATAGCGACAGGGGAGCTCTACTGGATAGCCGTCAAGGTAGCATAGCATATCTTGAATTTTTAAGCTGGAGCGGAATTCTTCAAATATAATAACATCTTGTCCATGGTAGCTGTCAAAGCCACCATGCAAATAATTAGTCAATCTGAATACATTCTCGTAGCCATATTGCTCCATGACGCTTCTGGTTTTTCCAGTATTAGTAGTCCCCCAGATATAAGTTACTTCTAGAATTCGGAATGTAGTTTTAAATTGTTCTTCACGGATTGTTTGTCTTGTCTTTTCAACCTTATCTAAAACTAATAGATACTCTGGGTTTTCTTCTATAATCTCATAGTTTGTCATGCCGTTTTTAATCATATCATAAAGGTCTGCTAAATCATTTCTTGCACCTTGACGTTCAGCAGGGAGTTCGCCCCATTCCTCTTGGGTATCAGGAAGTTTTGTTCCTGCCTTTTTATCACTTTCCCATTTGCCTTCTTTAAAAACATAATCACGATTTTGAGATGAAGTACCTTTTGCAATCTCAATATGTGCTTTCGAGAATCTGTTTTTGACTGTGGAAAAGCGAACAGCAGAGGAACATACAAAATACAAATGAGTATGATGCGTTTTCTCCTTACCACCGATTTCGTCGCTGATGCAGTAGTAAATAATAGATTTGATTCTTTGGAGCTCTTCTTTTACTCTGTCATGAGAAATGTCCTTTTCAAGAGGATTGTTAATTGTAATTTGCCACTTGCGTGACTGAGTGTCTTTAGAAATAACAATCACCCTCTTTTGGGTTTTGCGATTATGCGACTTTTTATGTCGCATAGCGTTAAACTTAGTTGTATTGCGGTTGCGACTGTATTTGCGACAGAAGTTGGCTAGGTAATACTAGCTAGCCAACAAAGTGTCGCTACGCTGCGGCGTAGCGCGCCCCGGCGCAGCCGATTGGATGTCTTTTGCTTCGCACGACAACCAATCGCTACACGGGGACTATTTAGCGCATTACACCTTGTCTTATGGTGCGGTGTAGCTTGTCCATGTTGTTAACAGTAGGCACGATAACAGGAGTTAGATTTGTGCCGTTAGTGAGCATATAACCAGTTCCTCGCTCTCGGTCTGATTGCATTTGATTTTTGAAGTCATGAAAAAGCATATTTTTACTCTCTTCGCTTAAATTGCCCAGTCCAATTACAAGATTGAAATTGTCCCTTGCTGTTCCAAAATATTGAGCATCAGCTCGTTGCTGGCTTACAATTACATGTATACGGAAGGAACGACCAAGCATAAGTAATGTGGATAGCTTTTTCTTTTCTTCTTCTACCGCTTTTTTATCAAGACTGTTGCAGTAGCTCGCCCATTCATCGAAAAATAAAACCAGCATATTGCTGCTATTATCTTCACCATTTTGGCGTTTCCGAAGGTGTTCATAGAATTGCTGTAATCCATCTTGACAATCCATAAATCGGTAGAATCGTTGACAACCTTTTAGAAATTCAAAGTCTTTGTCGCTTTTGAAATCAAAAACAAAAAGTTGGGATTTTTCTTCGAATAGTGCCAATTTTCCAAGGAGTAGCTTGGAAAAATACGATTTTCCACTTCCCGTGGCTCCGCATATGATTATATGCGGAGATTTTTCTGGCTGCCAGTTTATAGGTTGTCTGATACCAAACTCTAAATGGTTTTGGTTCAATAAAATATTTTTTACCATGGCACTTTAAAAATCCACATCACGTGGAAACGGAGAGGTATTAACATGGTTTTGTTGCCGAACATACGCCTTATTCTCAAGATATTGGCAGAAGGCATCATTCGATAAGGCAACATTGAGTTGAATATATCCCCCAGTGTTCACCACATCATCAATGTATAAAAGGGGGTAAGCTCGCCCGTTATATACATGATTTCGTCCGCTTAGTTCATGAAATTCTCCAGCATTTAGCTTTTGAGAAATTCTCATTTGCAAGCATTCTTTAACTAACTTCAAATCAACTTCATCGGTTTGTTTCATAGCTACAAACTGGCAGAGCATAAAGCCGTTTTGAGCTATTATTCTACTGGGTGAATTCATTTCAGATAGAGTAGAAGGTTTCACTAGGTTAATTCTTTCTGCTTGTTCAGACAAAACAGAGAACAAGCATTGACGAATAATTGCGTAGTTGTTTTCAGCAACTGCACGCTCAATTTCAGCAGATTGTATTTCTTGCTGCCGTTGTATTTGTATTTGTTTAGCTTTTTTCTCTTCACGTTTGGTGTTCCACATGTAAATAACAACACCAGAAATTGATATGATTGTAATAATCAAATCAAATTTAAGAGCCAAAAAGTTAAATAGCATTTCCAGTAACCAGACCAGCAAAAAGATGACACCAGTAAGAACCACAGTAATCAAGAAAATTTGTAGAATGAAATACCATGTTGATGGCTTTTTGCAATATTTCTTGAGTTTTTCGTAGAAATTTGTTATCATCCTAATACCTCCAAAGTAGTAGCTTTTGCAGTAAACTGATATTCGCCACTACGATCACGATAAAACCGACCTTCAAAGCCCTTCGGCTTTACTTTAATGCTACCTTTAGAAGATAGTTCCTCAGGCGTTAAAATGGCTTCTGTTTGCTCAATGCGAATGGCAATTTGCTCGTATTTGTTCATAGGGCAAACACAAACATAGCGATAAGCAACGATTTTGTCTGTGGACTTTCCATCCACAAATTCTTTTACGGGAAAGAAATCTGTCAGCAACAACGTATCTGAATTAGCAATTTGTTGTAAAGTGAAAATCATTTGATTAATTCTTAGCATTTTTTACCTCTTTCTTTAATTGGAAAAATAGGGTGCTATAAAGTTGCGTCCAACTATATAAGCTATATATAAACAAAAGCGCTTTTGACTTTAATTAAATTCTACAATTGACTTTGTTCTAGCTTGTGATTTATATTATACAGAGGTGTATTTATTGAATAAATAGATAATCAAGAATAATATTGAGTGTTTCGTCTATTGACAAATTTCAATAAAGGTGATGTAGTAATGAAAAAACCAGTTGGGCAAAAAAATAAGAGTAAAAAGAATGTTTTTGGTACTTCGCTTGATTCTACTCGCTTATTGATTAGAGAAAGAAAAAGGAATTTGAATTTATCTTATTCAAAATTGGAAGAACTTGCAGGATTAGGTTCAACAACCCTAAGCAAGCAACTTTCATTAAATGCAGTTGATAATCATAAAAAACCACTTTCTCCACAGATTGTAGAAAAGATTGCTCCACATTTAGGTAAACCAGCATCATATTTTTTCGTAAAAGACAGTAAACGAAGTATAGAGCAGGGTTGCGCTATTGCTTCAGAGTTGATTTTCATTTTATATAATGAAGAGAAAGAGGAGGATGAAGGAGAACTAATAGAGCGTGAAGATAAAAATGAAATAATAGCTCTTGACGATGCAGTACAAAATCTTAAAGAAGTTTATTTCACACTTCAAATTAATCAGTGCTATTTATTAACAAAACATTTTTCAGTATATACACTCTTGCCATCAGAGGCATGGAAATTTCTTTATTATTTCACTGATATAAGCCCACAATCAAAGGTAGCTCTTAAATTAATTTTGCAGGCACACTTAATGATTTGCGATAATACTCTACATAAAGATGAGAATGGAATTCCTATACATACTAGATTTTCTCCTTTGCTTAAAGAATTAAAAAATAGTATCTTAGGTATTGAAATAGCGGAAATACAAACAAAAGAGAGCCTTTGGCTTGAATTAAATAAGCATATAGCGACCGCTAATCCCACCTATTTTTCAAATGATATAGAAGTAGTTACTGGTGGATTAGAGGAATCTCTAACAATAGATGAATATGATATAGATATGCTTTTGCTATTTATACCTTTTTATGGTTCGAACTATAATGAGTTAAATAATATTTTAACAACCATGGAGATGATTCTGCGAAGAGAAAAAAAGCAAGATAGTATTTGGTAATTGGACTTTATATTGTTTATGTAATAATAAAGTTACAAATCGAGACTTTGATTGATACTTATAAAAAAATCAGCACAGCAAAAGCTGTGCTGATTTTTTTATTGAAAATTGATGGCAAGTTTTCTCGGATTATAATATGTATTATATTTTATTAATTACTTGAACTTCCTTAATTCCTTGACTGCTATCAAAAGAGTACAGTGCATTACTTATATTTTTAGCATTTTTCATATGAGTAAAAATGAAGGGTTGTATCCCTAATGATTCTACAATAATATCATCGCTACCCAAACTTGTAAGAAGCATATTGCTTCGTGTACGAACGTTTCCTTTAAAATAAGAAGCCTTATTTTCCAGAGTTCTTAATTTGAAAGCCCCTTGTCTGCCTCGTAATCTTAAATTAGTTAAAACAAGCTCCGTATTTATAAATTCTAATATAGTTGGCGTAATAAATCCGAGCAAAATGACAAGAGAGAGTATGGGTGATAATAGTAATGCTAAGAGGGAGAGAAAAACACCAAGTATGTTTCTTTTACTGATAAAAATAGTCCAGTTCTTTTTGGAGACAGCTAAAACCTTCTCTCCGGGTATCAAATCATTTGCAAAACTCATTCTTAAACCTCCACTGTTTCTGTTTACGTTTTAAAAAGCACTGATATGAATTATTTAATGTTTTATCGATGCTTTTTAAGTCATTTATATTATACGATATCGCCATTACAATGTAAAGAGCAATTAGAAAATATTGGTGGTGAATGGAATATGTCAGAACGCAAGGAATGTACTGGATTTTCTTCGCTTGGTGAAGATATTAAGAAAGCTCGAATGGCAAAGGGGATTTCTCGAAGAGCCTTGGCAGAATTGGTCAATATTGTTCCTCGATACCTTGCGAATATAGAAAACAGCGGATCTTTGCCCAGCTTACCGGTTTTGTATGATTTAGTATCCATTTGCAATCTGCCTATTGAAAACTATTTCTATCCACAGCTAGAGACAGATTTGAATCCTCAAAGAGAGAGAATAGAACAAAAGCTCAAAGTATGTGATACACAGTATTTATCAGTGCTAGAAGCTGCTTTAGATGAATTAATAAAATTAACAGAAGCAAAGAACGATTAATTTCGTCTTTGCTTTTTTTTACCGCAATTAACTCAATAAAAGAATTGACAAACAAATCTATATATGTATAATTAAGTTGAGTTGAAGGAGCGATAGTATGAAACAATTAGCAAAAAGATTAAAGATATTAAGAGAAACCATTGGAGTATCTCAAGCCAAGCTTGCTCAAATAGCTGGATTAACACAAGCTAGTGTGAATCGTTATGAAAACGCTCAATCGTCACCACCTTTAGAGGTTTTATTGTGGTATGCAGATTTTTTCGATGTATCAATGGACTATATCTTTGCACGCACCGAACAGCCAGAAGGTAAGTTATATCAAAATGAACCCAAAGTGATTGAATCAATAACGCAAGATAATCAGGAGTTAAAGCAGTTTGTAGATATGTGTTTTGATCCATCTTCACCTGTTAGCCAAAAACTAAAGAATATGCTTGTTGATATGATGCAGCAGGAGGGGGAGAAATGAAAGCAGTCATTTATGCCAGATATTCTTCTGATAATCAGCGAGAGGAAAGTATTGAAGGACAGCTTCGAGAATGTAAAGAATATGCTGAGAAAAATGGAATTACGGTTTTGGCTACCTATATTGATAGAGCATTATCTGCAAAAACAGATAACCGACCCGAATTTCAGCATATGATTCGAAATAGTGCAAAAGGTTTGTTTGATATTGTTCTTGTTTGGAAGTTAGACCGTTTTGCTAGGAATCGTTATGATAGTGCTCACTATAAGGCTACCTTAAGAAAAAATGGGGTAAAGGTTGTATCTGCAACCGAAGCGATTGCAGAGGACAGCACAGGAATATTACTGGAAAGTCTTTTAGAGGGGTATGCTGAGTTTTACAGTGCTGAACTTTCTGAGAAGGTAATCAGAGGATTAACAGAGAATGCTTTGAAATGTAAATATAATGGCGGTGGATTGCCAATTGGATATAAAATAGACAGTGAACAGTATTTTGAAATTGACCCTTTAACTGCTCCGATTGTCCTTGAAACGTTTAAAATGTATGCAGAAGGAACTACGGTCAAGCAGCTTGTAGATTTTCTGAATACGAATGGAATCCAAACCTATCGGAATAAACCCCTTAGAATTGATTGTGTTAAACGCCTACTAAGAAATCGCCGCTATATTGGTGAATACAAATATCGGGATACAATTACACCGAATGGTGTTCCAGCCATTGTGCCGCAAGAACTGTTTGACAGAGTAGCTGAAAAATTAGAAAAAAATAAGAAAGCCCCTGCACGTGCAAAGGCAAGAGAAGAAATGTATTTACTTACAACTAAACTATTTTGTGGGTGCTGCGGTGCTTATATGTGTGGAGAGAGCGGCACAAGCCAAAATAATACGGTCTACCATTACTATAAGTGTGTTACTGCTAAGAATAAGAAAGCCTGTCATAAAAAGACTGTAAAAAAGGATTGGATTGAAAAACTGGTGATAGATCATACTATCAGAATGCTGTTTGACGATCGTTTAATGAATGATATAGCAGAAAGAGTAATTGAGTTGCAGGGGAAAGAGAATACTATTCTTCCTATGTTGAAACAAAAACTAGCCGAAGCAAATAAGGGGATAGAAAACATACTCAATGCGATACAGCAGGGTATTTTCACAAGTTCTACAAAAGGGCGGTTGGATGAATTGGAAGAAGCGAAAAGCAGAATTGAAATTAGCATTTTACAGGAAGAAATGGAGAAACCTCTACTGACGAAAGACCAATTGTTGTTTTGGCTATATCGTTTTCGTGACAGTGATATAAAGAATCCTAATCACCGGCAACGATTGGTGGATAGCTTTGTAAATGCAATTTATCTTTATGATGATAAGATTATTCTTACATTTAACTTTAAGGAAGGTAGTAAAACTCTGGATTTATCAGACATAGAATGTTCGAGTTTAGGGGCGTGTGGTGTACCAAAAACACAAACCCGAACATTCACTTTATAGGTGAAGCGTTCGGGTTTGTGTTTTTATTGAACCAAAATAAAATCAACAAACTCTTGAATAGATTTGGAATGGTCACTTGCTACGATAAAGAGCAAGAAGTACTATATAAGATTTTCCCCAGAAAATCTTCCCCAATGAGTCAAAAAACATGCAGGTTCAAATCGCTTTTTCTTAGTGCTTAATATCGTTTTAAAGAAACTTGTATGATTTCATGCAAGTTTTTTCTAGTTAATCCCTTAGTTATGAAAAGAATTTTATCTTTATCATAACTAAGGAGTGGCTAATTGTGACAGAAGAAAATTATAAATACCGTACAAGTCCTTTTTTTCTCCGCAATCAATTTTCTGGTGAGGGGAAACTGGTCAGGCCTACAATACCCAAATTGAATTTTAGTGAAGATGACTTTGCTGATCTAAGGCTAATCGGTTTTGATAAAACCAGTTTGGAAAACAATTACTATTTAAATAGGATGGTACACTTCTTTCTATATGACTACAAATTTGAACGAGTGTGGAAAAATCCAGATAATAATTTAGAAAAGCTAAGATGATATCGAGCGGTATTAACACCAGATTTCAGTGTTTACCGAGAGATGGCTCCGATCATGCAGCTTTATAATACCTTTCGCAACCGCTGGTGTGGAGCTTATTTTGCTTCAAAAGGGATTCGCGTCATCCCATCAATAAGCTGGGGGGATGAGAATACATTTGATTTTTGCTTTGAGGGAGTTTCTAAAGGCAGTGTAGTAGCCATATCTACCTATATGGTATCTGAACATAATAATCACAGTGATCAGAAGGAATTTTTCCTAAAAGGATACAACGAGTTGATGCGTCGTATTGAACCAGAAAAAATCATATGCTACAATGAACCATTTCCAGAAATGCAGGGAGATATTATTTTCGTTGATTATGACTTAAGTTCATGGCGATATATGAATGATGATCCTTATGTACCGTCTAAATATGTGTCTTATATTACAGGGGAAAGACCGTTACCCCCAAACAGCAAAATTATAATCAAAAGTGGATTAGTCATTCGCGATGATGTATTATTAAAAGGAATGGGTAGTGCCTTTGGTGGAGAGTGGAGGCCGAAAAAGCCGGATGATGAACGCCTTTTAGGAAAGCCTGGAGAAATAAAGGAAACCATCTCTAGAGGTGGGTATCGTAGACTCACAAAAATTGGAGCAGATGGCCGAGCGATAATAGAACGCCATTATACAGACAAACCAAATTCAAAATATCACACGAATCCCCATGACCACAGTATTGATTGGTCTAGTGGATTCCCCAAGCTCAGCCCCCCGATTAATTATTACGACACTATCCCAGAATTTAAAAGTTTTAGAAAGGTAGATCGTATGACTACATTTACAAGAATAAATAGTGAGGAAGATGATTGCTTTAAATCAATCAGCGATTTTAAGTGGTGTATTAACTCAGGCGGTGAAGTCGTGTTTATTTGGAGCGGTAAGACCTATGGAATTTCCTCTAAACTAAAAAAATCACCAGAGTCACCAGAACAAATTTTAATCTCACAAATTCTGATTGAAAATCAAGAGGAAACGGAAATGTGGTGTGATTCGCCCGATGAAGCTTTAGAATATCGAATTGATGGTGTTCGTCTACGTGAAATTATCACAGAAGTCGAATTAACAGACCGTACAATTTAA